AATTTGTATCTAGAATCATAAATGATATGAACTCCATCAATAAGGACGCTCATGTCAGTAGGAGGTGGATATTATCTATAGGCAGACAAAAAGCAAGGTCTTATATAGCCCAGAAATACGCTGACGGTACTTTGTTCGGCGAGGAATCGCTATATACTCATATTAATTGCATGGAGATGGAGAGAGTCCGGAAGGTTGATTGTTGCTTTGATGAGTTTAAGTTATGCCGGATACTTATGAGATCCAAGAAAAGGCTTCCCGATATGATATATACCCGTATAGGACCGGCTATTATAAAGGTATCGAACATCATGGATGATATTATATTTACTCCTATATCGTTAAGAAAATACGCTAATAACAAGGAACGTAAATATGGTAATATAGATCAATACTATTATTACGTCAATGATGGATATATCTATATACCTGATATTAATATAGAGGCTATAAACGTGGATCTTATAACCCTTGACAGGAAAGCGGCGTTAGAGCTAGGGGGATGTGGAACGGAAAAAGATAATCCATGTATATCTCAATGGGATTATGATTTCATATGCCCTGATAAGTTACTGGAATATGTGGTATCTGAGACGTTAAGGGAGACGATAACCAAATTGCAGATCCCTACGGACGAGAATCCGGATATGGATATTAACAAGAAAACTCAAAAGATTCAGTGATGATAAATATAATAAGATCAATAATTAGTTTCTTCGGTTTCAATGATGCCATAGTTGATGGTATAGGCGAAAGAGGAATGAGGGATAGCTCAATCATAAGATATAACGAGATACATGATATGTATGATAAAATTATAAAGGATTTAGGAGATGTATCAGCATACGTATCCAAGGGTTATATCTATGATAAGATAAAGGAAAGAACAGGATTAAGCACCAGACATATTAGTAGGATGTTGAATCATACTAAGAAAAGAGATCTTAGGTTTATCTAAAAAGGAGAGGCTAATCAACCTCTCCTTTTGTTTTTAACATCCTCCACCTTGACTTGGGTTAGAGATATACATACTTGTGGCGTTACTTACGCAATCACTACCTCCGGATACTGTTCCCGATCCTGTCGGTATCGTAACGGTCTTGGTAGTGGAGAAATATTCCACATCTCCTGACGGTTCGGATCTAGTATAATACACATCGAATGAAGCTGTTTTAGATTTTCCACATGGGTTATTGTAGCTTACCGATATACTTAAACATTGACCGTTGAAACTTCCACTAGCGTTGGCGCTCCATGTTTTGGGGCAATCGCATTCCATAGCGTTGGCTTTTTCCTGCGCTAGTCTCTGTGCGTCAGCCTGTGCAGCGGCGGTAAGTGCGGCCTTATCACCGTTACACTCACACCAAAACTTGCCAAATATTTCTTGAATAAGGATGAAATTATTATATTTGCGACATGAAAACAAAGTCGTTTAAAATACTTGATCAATACTTTCTTCGGTTCTACAGGTCTATTATGTCTAAGAACGGAAAGAGAAGGAAACATACGATCGTGGACAAGAATGATATTCTCGAATGTCAGTCGTTGATCTGGAAAGTCATACGTGATAAGTACTTAGATAATGAGGGCGGTGTTTATATAAATAACATCGGTTATCTATGTCATAAGATTAATCCCAACCGTAAGATATATCTGAATAAACTTACCGGGACTATAAACAGGCGTGGGACAGGTGGATATTCTTACGTCCATACGTGTATGGATTTTATGCCGAGGAATAAGTATTTTCATTTATATATCTCTCCAGCATTAAACAAGGAGTGTAGGATGGCTATGGAGTCTGGAAGGAGATATAAGTTCTTGTACAGGGAAGTTGAATCTGAAAGTAAGGTATTTGGAGTTAAATGGGTGTACAAACTATAAGGTTTGTTTCTATGACACGATCCAGTTAGTTCGAGAGAATAGACTGGATCTTTTGCTTGATATATACTATTGTCTATCTTTGTACAAAAGAGTTTGTTATGACGATAAGGGGGTTATTGGCCGAGATCAAGGCCGATTTACATAAATACGATGATAGCGGGGCTATAGATACCTCGTCTGTTTATAGGTGGGCTGAGATCGCCTTGAAAAGGTTCGGGGGTGTTATAGCGGTCATGTCAGAGGCGGTTGTCAAGACCAGTAATAAACAGGCGGTATTGCCTTCCGATTTTTTCGACATGCTTGACGCTTATAGATGTGAGCCTCTGGTTTGCGAGATACCGGGCGGCGACAAGGCTAAGGCTGACCTCCAACACGAGATCGGCTGGGTCGAGCGCACCGAGCGCGGTTTCCGTTGGAACTCCTGCACCGAGTGCTGTAAGGAGGAGTTTGAGAAGACGATCACGGAGAAGATATATATCGGGTCTCATGAGGTTCGCTTCCATTACCATCATCCTGTAAGATTATCGATAGGTCGTGGGTTGAGGCGTGATTGCGCCGCTGACAAGTATCGGGATAAGTACGATTGGGATAATTATGATATAACTATATCCGGCAATATTATGTATACCGGGTTTGACGGGTTTATTTATATCATATATCGTGCTACGCCTAAGGATGATGACGGTCTTCCATATATACCTGAAACGGCGTTAGGATACCTTGAGGATTATGTTGAGACGTATATCAAGATGAAGATCTTTGAGAACGCTGCCGTGAACGGTTTGGTACAGGGCGCTGGTGACGCTTATAAGCTATACGCCCAACAGGAACCGGGTAAGTTCGCTAGGGCTATGAAGGAGCTTAAGATGTCGATGATCACGTTAAATGATTATCGGGAACTGGCTGAGGATAATAGGAGAAGGATGTTGTCTTATGAGCGGATGTGGCCCAATGCTTTTGATAAGTATATCAAATTGGTTTAGTTGCGGGGGAGGGAATCGAACCCTCGATCTTTAGGTTATGAGCCTAATGAGATACCTCTTCTCCACCCCGCGATTATGACGCGAATATACGTTTTTTTAAAAAGAAAAAAAGATAATATGGCAAAGAAAAATGATTGGATACATTTAGATAAGACAAGTGGTACTGGCCCTGCTGAGGTTAAGGTTACAGCTGATATTAATGAGACCGGCGAGATACGTCAGGTAACATACAAGGTTATAAAAGAGGGAACCAAGGAAGAGAAGACGTTCGTGTGCAGGCAGGAGTCCGTCCCGGTGGTGATCATCCCGGAGTTCGATTACCTTGTTCTTAGGTATATCTGGGCTGACGAGGACGGCATTGACTTTGACACGGCTACCGGTTTCGATAACACCGGCCTCCCGGACGTTGACGGCAAGCTTGTTGGTTGGAGTAAACAGTACCAGACCACGCAGGAGCGGGTAGGTGATTATCTTATCCACGGTGGTGATAACATGGAATCAGGTAATGAGGCCGCCTTGATCCAGATGGGGCCGTTGTTGGATGGCGATAATTATGATAAATTACCTCTTGAGATCAGGTGTAGTATATACGGTAACTGGTATGGTGGTCGTGAGAAAGGTAATGTCACTATCAGGTTCACGGCATATAAGGGCGGTTCTATGGAGAAACGTGGATATGATTTTGTCAATATCGGAGGCGAGGAGGTTTATACCGGTGACGCTCCCACTAACGTATCCGCCCATGGTGAGGATAATTGGCAAAATATAAAGACCTTGTATTCTAAGGTAGGCACGATGATCTATAACAAGGAATCTCGTGACTGTATTGTAAGAATAGGTGAATAGATTTTTCTTCATAATATAAACACATCGGCTCTCTTGTTCGTGAGGATAGGAGAGTTTTTTTATTTTTTTAATCCTTCACTTATGACATATTTGATCTTTTATTGCGTGGGAATAATCTGGCTTTGCCGAAAACTAGGATCATGATAACTTTAAATGATGTAAATAACGAACTCCATGTCCGGTTATATATACTGGAGGTGCTTAAGGATTATATAAGAGATGATGATTTCGATGGCCTTGTAGATAAGGCGTTGGATTTTGTCATGGAAGGCGTTTCTATGCCTAAGGCTCCGACCAAGGATACCACCATGAGTGACATATCAAAGAGCGTTTTGGCCTTGGTAGCGGGTGCTGGATTAGATGAGAGGTTAAGCAAAAGCTCTTTAGAGTTAGCTTACGATAGGTGTAAGATGAGGTACGTATTCGATCCTCGAAATCGGGATATACACGGTGTGATCGTAGGTTATTCCAATGACTTTAATAGTCTGGTAGCTGTGTGTGATGAGGGATCGAAGAAAGGAGTGGACAAAGGATCTACCGATTTTGTGGATGTCAATGAGAGATACGTGACTAACGGTTTCTTTTACATATCTGTAGAGGATGCCGATAAGCAATCGAACTACATGGGTAAAAATTTGTAATTGTTGTGTTTTTGTACTTTACACGAGCGTTTAAAAGTATTTAGTTCTCCTCCTGACTTGTGAAAGTCTGGAGGATTTTTTATTTTTGTACGATTTGAATGTTTTGCATAATACGTACTGTTTATTAGAATCCGCCACATAAGTGATTATCTGGTGGATTTATTATATTTGCGAAAAAGATAATGTCGTGCAAAATAACTCTAACATAGCGGTTCCCGACTCCGGGATGAACAGGGATAAGCATCCACAGGATCTATCCCCGTCTGAATATAGTTTCGCCTTGAACGCTACCATAGAGGGTGACGATGGAAGCCAGCTTAAGATCCAGAACGAGCCTAGTACCCTTTTATGTAAGCGATTTGATGGCTATAAGGTTATTGGGTATAAGAATGACATAGCTGGTGATAACACTTATTTCTTTCTATCCAATCCGGATGATAATACGTCTAAGATCACGTTCATGCGGTCATTGGATTATATCAAGACCGTGGAGGATCAATTGGCTGGATCGGGAAAGGACATCCATCGTATCCTTGGCGAGAGGCTTGAGGAGTCGGATGGTCGTTTTGATGAGATATGTGATTTGATGGAGGTCTTGATAGAGGACTGGGTTGATGACCCTTGTCTTAATTTCTCCATTCATCATCCGATCTTCGATATAGAGATCAAGGACGAGAAATGCGGGAAGGTGATATACTGGACCGATGGATATAATCCCCAGCGATATGTTATGGTCGATAAGGCCCTTAACCCGGATGATGATGGTGACTTTTGGTATCATTACCATGGGTATAAGACATGTGGGGATGACAAGCCAATAGAGAGGTGTAGGCTGGCCTGCGAGAAGCTGCTGGTGTTCCCGTTGCTGACGGCCCCGTGCGTGGAGCCTGAGGTCGTGGAGTTCGGGGGAAGCCTGCGTGCCGGGACCTACCAGTTCTGCGTGGCGTTGTGCGATGAGTTCGGGATTGAGAAGACCGGATATTGCTCATTGACCAACCCAATCATGTTATTCGATCGTCAAGATATGGTTATCCGCGATGGTTTATGGGGTAAGTCAACCAACATGGGTATCCGCCTTACCGTGTCCAATATAGATAAGCAGGTATCTCATTATAAGATAGGTGTTATACAGAACACGGTTGGGTTTAATGGTGAGCAAAGCCCGGTTCTTGAGTATTTCATAGAAGGTATACATCCGATAACGGAAAGGACTATCTATTATCTTACGGATCAATATAGCGAGCGTACGACCATGGAGAAGTTATCCAAGGAAATACCGGTATATAAGACAGCCAGAGGCATGACGTCTGTCGGGAATCGTCTTCTTCAATACGGATTGACCGTGGAGAACGAATGGAATCTTCAACCGGTCGTTAACTTCTTGGGTCATTTCGTTAAATGGCAGACATCTATAGCCACGGAGAATTTGTATAAAGACGGTGTGGCTTGCTCTAAATACGCCTCTTTCATGCGTGACGAGGTATATCCGTTGGGTATAAGATTCTTTACCAATACAGGATACAGGACGGCTAGATTCCCGCTTATCCCTCGTCCGGCCACAAGGGAGGAGATGGAGGTTATCGTTGATGAGGACGGTAACTCTGACGACCTGTCGGCTGCGTCGGTGCTGGAGAACAACCCGCAGTGCGCGGGGAACAGCCGCCGTCATCTTTGGCAGTTTAAGAATACGGCAAAGATCATAAACGACCCGTCTTGGGGATTTGATGATTTTGGAGGAGAATGCAAGAATCAGCTAGATGTCAAGCAACTCAGATATGTAGAGCAGGAATATGCCACGGTAGGAGAGACCCAATTCGTTATCAATACGATGGGGGAAGATGTTACGGTAGATGATGCTATTGATTATATCGCTGACAATATAGAGAATCTGTGTGATCTTATAGAATCCAATGTAGGCATTACTGATGAGTTATGTGCGGCTATATCGTTGCCGGAAGATCAAGATGGTATAAAGGCTCCTGATTTCCCTAGTGGATGTGATAATATCGAGAGAATAGAGACCAGGACTATATTGGATAAAAACTCTTTGGTAGATTCTAGGATTGATTTTACGTATAAGCTGGCTAGTGATTACGTGGAGACCGAACCTACGACATTAATACAAAGTAACGCCGAGTCTCAAAGGAAGTTTTCTGTATTGTGTGATTTCGATAATTACTCTAGTGGAGGCAAGAATATCATAGATCTGGTTCAGGAATGGCTGGATGGTCAGGATGAGGACAAATTCCCGTCTGATATAGATTCTTCCGCCTTGGTCTTGTGTCAGGATATGTCTAATGTCCGGCAGCTATATGATGAGGGTATATGTACTAATGGTTGTTCGTTAGGAGATCCTTACGTGAATCCTACTATTGATGATGTGCAACTACCCACGTTCCAAGGAGGTAGGTCATTGGGTAAGTGTACGTTCTTATTCCAAGGCGATGGATGGGAAGGCAAGAAGCATACCGAGACTATGCTTGATATATTGATGGATTCAATGAAAAAGTACTTCCCTCAATACGAGAGTCAATTTGGTATTGAGAATGCCATGTGTCTTTTTGGTGATGGTGATAACTCTAAGTTCAATACCAGTATAACTACTGACTGGGAAGGTCGTGTGTCTGTGCAGAATGATATTGACGCCAAGACCAATTGGTTCGGTAGAAGCAACTTGACTTATTTCAAGTTCTATCCACATGTATCCTCATACGCCAGATGGGTGGAGTTGGATTACGAGAAATACATAAGTGGTTTATCCGATCCTGATAACGGTATTATGTATATAGAGATGATGGGTAACTATAATTATCCGATCGGCGACTCATCATCATACAATAAGGTTCGTATAACGTTTTTCTCGGACAAGGAAGGTACCGTGGCTCCTAATCCTTTGGCTAATGATGCCAAGAAAGGTGTTATAGTGAATTACGTGGATCATAAGATATTTATGATGCCAAAGTACTTGTTCTGGAATGATGACAAGACTACTTTCCATAAGATATATGTTTGCATCGAGCCTGCGGTATGCGTGTTCTTCACCGGTTTCGCCATGAGGCAGGACATGAAGGAGCTCGCCGGATTCTATACGGCCGGCACCGCCATCTTCCCCGCCCCGTTCTGTTTTGGCATTCGGCCACTGGAGGTGAAATACGTATTCTTCTTTACGAAAGAATTGAAATTAAGAAGATTTGTTACCTATGAGGCGAAATGTATCTCATGTGGAGATAAACCCGCTGATTGCGCTCCCAGACCATATCAGTACGGTGATTTCGGATATTGGGAGTCTGCCAATAAGTATCCGGCTAATTTTGAGTTGTATGATTCAAGCAAGATCGGAATATCATCGGGAGGATCAAAGAGGAAGGATATAATAGATTCTTTGACGAAATACTATGGGTCTCCTAAATCAGTTGGGGGTAAGTCTTATTTCACCGGTAATGGGGATAACGCCGAGTACCCCAATACGTCAACCACGTTTTGTCAGAGACCTATACGTCATTACAAGTTTCCGGATAACTCTGTCGCTCCTTTCATGGGTAATCCGTCTCAACTGACCGGTCAATATGGAGTTGACTCCTATATTTATCCTATGGGGGTGATGCTTGATGACGATATCGTTAATGAGTTTCTGGATATAGCGGTAGAGAACGGTCTTATAGATAAGGCTAGAAGAGATTCTATAATAGGATATGAGTTGTATAGGGGCGATAGGACGTTGGATAAGAGCGTTATCGGGACCGGTCTGGCTTATGATATGTTTAAGTACGATGATCCCGACGGATCGGCTAACCTTTATCCTAATTACCCTTACAACGATTTGTCTGATGATATGTATATCTATAAGGATATTAATCGTGAGAAATTTATAACGCATCCGTTTAACAGGAAGGGTAATATCTGGTATTCATTCTTAAGTCCTGATATTGCCTTTAACAAGCCTGACGCTCCCACCGAGTGCCTTGTTGATGGTTATCAATTAGGTAAATCCTCAGGTATATTCAGGGAGGTGGAGGATCACCCTAAATGGACGATATTAGGGAGTAAGGCTTACAGTATGGCAACATCATTGGCTACGGTGGAGGCTATGGCTAATTTAATATCCGCTATAGCTGAGTATACATATCAGTCGGCTTCACAGCAATATGTCGGTGGAGGTGTGTCCTTTTTAGCCAACCCTGTCGGCATAGCGCTGACGGCTATCCGTCTGGCTACAGGTATCGCCAAGGCCACAGCCCAGTCCGTGGTGGATATAGGCAAGTATAGGTATCAGTGGTTAACGGCATTGATAGATAGGGGACCTAGACGGAACTATGCTTATTACTATACTTCTGTCGCTCATTATAATTTATTTTACCAAAAAATAGGGGAGTCAGAGTTACGTGGATTGTCAACGGCTAAATATATCAAGAGCGGGTTATATCCGGTAACAGATATCTCTTCGCAAGGGGAGACCGTAGGCGGTAAGCCTATTATCATAAACAACCTCGATCGTGAGCATTCGTTGTTCATGTCATTTGGTATGGATAAGTATATGCTTGAATATCCGGAGTTGGTTTCAAGTTACGATACCAGTCGTATTCAGGATGAGTGTAATATTCGTAACGATGAGGTGGCTGGTATGACGCCTCATTTTATGACACGTGAATCTTTCGTATCCTGTCCTTATATGAGGATAAAGAAATATTCTCCGGCTCAATACGGGCAGATAGAGGATATCAGGTGGGTATCGTTAGGCGGTTGCGGGTTGATGGATGAGAATAAGCGTAAACCTGTTTTTGGAGGTGATGTATTTATATCAAGATTCTCGCTTAAGAGGAAGATGCCTATGTTTTATTTGACTCAGTTCGGTCAGGGGGACATGATACCATTCCCTTATTACGATTATCGAAACATCGGGTATCCCCGTTATTTCGTCAATTACGATACCGGGGAGGATTATCTTAACAAGACCGATACGGATACCGGATCGCTATACTCTTTCCCTAGCCGGAAGAGCGCTTATGAGATGGTTTGCAAGACCGGAGATATGTATCTTAGCGGTCGTTTCTTCCTATATTTCTATGGCATACCTCAGTTTCTTGTGGAGTCTGAGATCAATTGCAATTTCCGTATAGCCGGGCCTGAGCCTTACGAGGGGTTCTATCCGGAGGTGGGGGATTATATATCATGGACTCAGGAGCGTAATGTCCCTATATCAAGGGATAATGTGTTTAAGATAAGTCCTGTGTATAAGAATCGTTTTACGCTAGGCGGAAGGTCATTACCAGAGACGTATGATAGCAATTTTTGGGACTGCGCTTACCAAAGACCCAACGGCGTCATATGGAGCACCGCCGACGTGTCGGAGAACGGCATGACCGATCCTTGGCTGTCGTACAAGCCTATGGATTACCATGAGTTCAAGACCTCTTTCGGGAAACTTATAAGCATGAAAGGGATAGAGTCGGATCAGATACTGGCTCGTTTTGAGAATCAGGTAGGGTTGTACAATGCCATAGACGTGTTGGCGGAGAGAATATCCCCGGAGAATAGCGAGCTAGGGACAGGTGGTCTTTTCGCCTCTCGTGGTATCGAGTATAATAATACGACGTTAGGATATTCCGGGACCCAGAGCCGGGATATGATCAGTTGTGAATTTGGGCATTTTTGGGTCGATTTAAGGCGTGGTCAGGTGTTTAAGGTAGATTCTAATGGTAGGAATCTTACGGAGGTCACACCGGGGCTTAGAAACTGGTTTAAGGAGCATCTTCAGATGAAGATCATCCGTAGCCGGATATATAACGCTGATACGGACGCTGAGTTGTCTTATTATGATATTGATAACAAGTTTTTTGGTATAGGGTTGTCCATGGGTTGGGATAATAGGTTTAAGAGGGTTCTGATAACCAAGAAAGATTATATACCGGTAGGGAATCCGAGCGAGTACCAATTCCGTGGCGGCCGGTTCTACAGGAACGGACAGGCGGTGGAGTTGCAGGACACCAGCCATTTCACGGACGTCTCGTTCACCGTTGGGTATAACTGCCTGAAGGGTGAGTGGAAATCATATTTATCCTACACCCCTGATTATTATATCGAGCACCAGCATTATTTCCAGTCCGGAAAGAACTACTCAAGTGAAAGTCAGGAGATAGGTTTATGGTCTCATGGTTTGACCAACCAATCGTATCAAGTATTTTATGGTAAGCTATATCCGTTTGTTATAGAGGTTCCGGTACGTGAGCAGTACGTGAATAAGATCCTCACCAACTACCAATATCGGATGGATGCCAGAAGATATCAGGATGAGGTTAATTACCAAATTCTTAGGACTACTGGATTTAATAAGGCATGGTTTTATAATGATACCAACAACAGCGGTGAGCTTCGGATGGTTATCGCCGACAAGAACGATATGAGCCAGCGGTTAAGGTATCCTGTAACCAATGACGATAGCCGTGAGATACTGGTGACGGAGGTTGATCAGAAGATAAATATAAATGACTATTTTAACGAGGTCAAAGACGATACGAACAATCTTCCGATATGGGTTAAGGATGTGAATGACATTGACCGTAAGATCGACCCCAGGGCTGTCGATTATCATCGGAGGTGGCGGGATCGTCTTCGTGGCGATTGGTTCTTGGCTAGGTTCGTGAATGACATTGAGAGCCGGTTCAAGATGATAGTACGTTGGTTTAGCAACGATGAGAAAGTTTATTGAGGTGATTATATACCTTTAAATATTTGATGTTATGGCAGCAGGGAAAACTAGCAGTAAAAAGAAGGGCAAATGCCCGAAATCAGGATGTATCAAGAAAGTAGGGAGTGATTGGCGAGTGGTCAGTAACAAGACCGGTAAATTATGGCCGGCTAAGTACAAGTCTAAGGAGAAAGCTAAAGGAGCCTTGGCTGCTTATCACATGCATTAGCGTATAAACGGGTACATGATTTATTATGTGCCCGTTTCGTGTTTTTAGGCTTATGAGATTATAGTTATCTTTGTGAAAAATGTAGTATATGTCTAAGAAGAATAAACCGGAGGAAATCCCATCGTGGATAAAGGATTTATATAAGAAGGATCTTGACCGGGTTGTCAATGGTGAACGTCCTATGTATTTCAGGGGTATGGATGATAGTCCTTTGAGAAACGTGTCCCCGGAGTTTGATATCCTTAGCGGAGGAGCCGCCGTCAAGGGCATGAATGGGATAAGAAGTACGTTGTCCCCGTTGAATAACGGCATGGGTAATTATAATTTCAGTATCAGGGGTATAAATAAGAAGATAGGTGAGTTGGTTGATGAGGCGGGGCTATATTTACCTGAGAAATTAAGACCTGTATATCGGACTGTGGTGGATGCTATGTCGAGTTCCAAGGATAAGGGGTTGGGTCATATCACGCAGCCGTTGGCTAACGCCCTGTACCCTGCGGACGAGCGACGGAACCGGCGTCTGGACGGGGAGTATCCCGTTGGTTATGTGGATGCCATAGACGGCATATGGCCTAGGGATAAATATGGACTATGGGGAGAGAAGATCAAAGATAAGCAGGATGGAGGTCCTATAAAAGTTGATGGCGAATTTTATAAGAGACCAAGATATCTTATAGATTCTGTTGTCGAATCTATAGAAAAGGCTATGAAATCTCCAGCTAAGAAATTAGATAAATCCAATGGGATGGTTGATTCTGATGGAGATAAATGGTATAAGGCTATCAACCCAGGTATAGAGACCGATGTTAAATCGGCGTTATATCATGGTCCTGGGATATTAGGCAGGATGATGTTTAATATTGAGAGGGATGATTATGCCACTGATCATGAAGAGGCTTTATGGAAGGCGTATGCCACTGGTGATATATCAGGGTTGCCTAAGAGTGATGTTAGGTTTGAAGGAGATGATGATAATGCCCAATACGTTGGACTCCCGCAGGAACAAGCTAGAATGATACAGGCTTTAGCTGATACGATGTACACTAAGTTGAATAAAGAAAAGGTTAAGGGTAAGTCGTATAAAAATATATATGAAGATGAAGGCATGAGAAGGGCTGCCTCAGAAGATAATGATGTGGCTGAGATAATCATAAATAGCCCTAACGAGTGGGTTGTTGTTAATGAATCTCATTCTCCTGTAAGACTGAGAAAGAAAAAAGAGGGAAGTGATCGCAAGTATAAGTATACGGGTCTTGGAGGGTTGAAAAACTTTTCTGTTAGATGGCATCCTGATACCAGGGTCTTGGATGTTAAGGATGATTATGATTTTAAGAGGTTTGGTGTAGAGGGTGTTATCCCAGAGCGTGATACTCCTCTTAGGATAAGAGATAGAATAGTATTGCCTAAAGAAGGAAGCTATGCTTATAGAAATCCTGGGTATTTTGAATCTATAGGATATGATGATAAGTTTGATAAAGGAGGTGCTGTTGAGAATAATCTTCCTTATGGAGCTGGCAAATACGTTGTTGATCCTCGTAGATCAGATGATAGTAAGATGACTGTGTATGACGAGATATGGGACTACCTAACAGACAAGAAGGGTATACCACAAACTCAAGCTATTGGTATCTTGGCGAACATCGCCGCCGAGTCAGGAGGGGATACCGAAGCCCTAGGTGCCGCCGGTGATTTTGGCATCCAGCAATGGCTTGGGCCTAGAAAGAAAGAGCTACAGCGTAGGTACGGTAAGAAGCCGACATTAACCCAACAGCTGGATTATCTTGTGGATGAGTATCAAGGTCGTGTACCGGGGCTAGGCTGGAACTACATGAACCAAGGCAAGTTCTTTGATAAGGACGCTCAGGGCAATGTGTATAATTACTATATGTATTCGAAGGCTGATTTTGATAACGCCACGAATTATAAGGACGCTACCGTGGCATGGAATCAAGGATACGGAAGACCCCTTGGATCGACATTAAGAAATGAGAAGCGGTTTGAGTTCGCCGATATGTTCTCCAATAGATACGGTGTCCCGGAGAACGAGCCAATGAGATACGAGTTCGGACAGCGGGATTCGGGCACGGGGGACGGAGGTCAGCAGCCCGTGCCTGAGACGGTAGCCCCTGCCGATCCTTCTTTGGCTTCTCGCCCATCTATGGATATTTGGTGGGAGAAGGAAGGCCAAGACCTGTTATATAAGATGCTAGCTCAATCCGGAGCCAATAAGAAAGCTATAGAGGACATCGCTAATAATATCAAGAACGATCCCCAATCAGAGGCGCAGATAGCGGAGGTCGAGCGCATGCGTAAGGAACAGGCGAAAAGGCAGTTGGTGCTTAACATGATACCGGGGTTAAGCCTTAACATAAAAGGTATGAGTAGAAATAATAGTTAGTATTTTAATGATAAATAATTTGTTATGAATAAGTTATTGTTTTTATTTGATGTGTTATTTAAGGGGGCTTGTTTTACCCCCCCCCTAGTAGTTTAGGATGGGAGAATAGATGGGTAAATGCTATGGCTGATGATAGGAGGATGGTTATAGCATTGTTAGTAAAATATCTAAGGGGAGGTATGTTATGAGAAGACGTGTAATGACAGGTCCCAAAAGCTTGGATGTATTGTATACATACACTTATAATAGTAATAATTACCATACATTTGTGGCTCCAAAGTCGGCGTATTATTATGTTGAGTGCTGGGGTGGTCAAGGTAATTATGGTTACAATGATAGCGAAGATAGGTTTACCAGATCTAATGACCCTGGGTATGGTGGATATGTGGCTGGATTTATCAAGTTAGTTGGTGGTGATATCATTTATGTGTATTGTGGAAATGGTGGACTTAAGCAGACGAGTAATGTTGTAAAATATAATTATAATGGAGGAGGTTCAGGGCATTCAATGACTGATGAGAGTGCTGGAAGGTATATCTATGAGGGAGCCGGGGGCGGAGCTACAGATTTGAGGTTGTCCAACAATAGCGATCCTCTAAACGTAGATTCTTTAAAGACCCGTATTATGGTAGCCGGGGGAGGTGGTGGAGGATGTGAGTATTATTTTATTGGGCACGGAGGATCAGCGGGAGGGTTGAAGGCGTATCTGGGGGGCTATGCCAAGGGAACTCCTGCATCCCAAGTAGCGGGAGGATCTAACTCCGGCAATAATTTAACTAACGGAAATGGAGGTCTATTAGGAGTGGGAGGAGGATGTAGTTTTGATGGCGTTTCGTATTCCCCTGGTGGAGGAGGAGGCTTTTATGGAGGACCAAGCGGCGGGATATCGTCGAACGCTATTCAAGCTGGTGGTGGAGGATCCTCGTATATATCCGGTCATCCGGGATGCGTGAAATATGATAAATATGTATTTACTAACACTAAAATGATAGATGGGAACGGGTTCGTATGGACAGATGTGAAAGGGGAATTAGAAAAAATGCCTAATCCTTTGGGTGGATTATATGATTTAGGAAAGGGACATATAGGTTCTGGATATTGTCGTATATCTATATTCCAATAAATATTTATATATCTAATCAGTTTAGTGTTATATTTGCGAAGTAATTAAACGTTTTAGATATGAAAAGATTGTTATTTTTATTTGCTATGTTATTGACGCCGTTCGCTTTGATGGCGCAAGAGGTAATCCCATCAGAAGGGGCTATCACTATTGATTTAACTACCTTCACCGGCATCATGGCTTTCGTCACGATGTCAGCTACGCAGTTAGCCAAGGTTGTGCCGTATATTGACACCCATAAGTGGGCTAAAGTCCTATCCGCCGTAGTCATAGGTATGCTGGTTTGTATATTAGCGTGGCTACTAAAGGTGTCTCCATTGCTTATAGGGAGTGAATGGTGGGAGGCTCTATTATATGGAGTGGCTGTAGGTCTCAGTTCTGCCGGTTTCTATGATTTGGTTAAGGCTATAGGATCATTATTCATAAAAAGAATTTAATTCTGTACATAATAATAGCATTTGCTGAGAGACTCATCGTTGTGAAATGATGAGTCTCTGTTTTTTTAAATTATCTTTGTGTCAGAACGAAATTAATTAGACATGAGCAAATACGTAATCAAGAGGAAGATACCTAAATATCAAGAGGCCGGGGAAGTCGGGTCGTATATGCTTGGTAATATGGACGGTATACAAGGGTTAGGTATAGAACCTTTGGTGAATACCAACCAAGGATTACCCGCGCCGGTCAATCCGCTAGGGATATATTCTTTGGATACTCCAGATCAGTTGAGGACTAAATATGCTAATGCTTTTGATCAGGATAATGTGTTTCCGGATAGCTTCAAGGGTAGTTTGCAACGTATAGCTGAGAATTATCAGGACAATGGTATTACGCTTAATAACATAACTGTTAACGATGTTGATAAGTCTAAGACCGGTTCAGGCGAGACGGATGTTTTTGATTTTACCACCATCCCCTACTATGGCGCTGATGATATAGGGTCTAGATTCACTCAGATGGGTCGTGGTATAGGGCGTATGAGAAGTGAGGGATATGGAGATTTATCCACTGGGGCTAAAACAGCTAATACGATAACCACCATAGCCTCAGGAATTAGTGGTATCATGGGATTGGCTCGTAGCGTGGTTTCTGGGATAGCGTCAGAGAAAGGTACTCGTACCAATATCAGGTTAGCTCAGGAGCGTGAGGCCAGACAAAGAAGGCAATCCCAGATGCAGTACAAGGATGGTGGGGGTGTTTATCTAGGACCTAATAATAGGTTCGATAGCGGAAGCCTTACCGGTGAGTACCTGTATCCGTTACCTAAGTCGATGGAAGATCAAGCCAACGTAGAGGTCGAGAAGGGTGAGTACGTGACGCAGCCCGGAGAGGCGCCGATGGAGGCCATGGGGCAGAAGCATGCCGATGGTGGAACCCCCGTTTCCTTGGAGCAGGGGACGAAGGTTATTACCGACGACACAACCATAGAGCCGGATTTCGCCAAATACATCAGGGATACGTATGGGATCAAGGCTACGCCTAAGGATACGTATGCTACGTTAATGGACAGGTATAAGGCTAAGATCGGTCTTAAATCGGCTTACGATGATCAGAAGAAGGCACTGGAGAAGCTGAAGAAGAATGATAAGATAGATGACGAGAATACAAGGCGTTTGAACGCCTCCGTATTATCTAAGGCTATAAATGATAGCAACGATACCGTTAATGGCTTAGAGGGAAGATTTACGGACTTCGCTAATGTCATATACAAGGAGCAGGAAGACCGGAAGATGAAGAAGGATGAAGATACGTATTTCGCTAAGGGTGGTGAGATAGATAACATCATATCCAGATCCATGAAAGAATACGGTCTTACGGAGGAGGATATAGTCGAGGCTAAGAAAGAGTTGCTTAAGAAAGTGGCTGGTATTCGTCAGAAGATGGAGATAGGAGGCACGTCTTTGTTCGGTCGTAAATTAACTTTCCGCCCGATCGAGAATAAGTTCAACAATGACCCTAACTATTTCGGTTATCAGCGTCAAGGGACCGATGGCTCTTATGGAGGCATTAATACGGATGAGAGGTTGAATTATTATAAGACATTCAATCCGGTCGCTTACGACGCTTATATGGGAGCTTCAGAGGGCGCTAGGGCTAGGGCGTTGCAAGACGCTATCTACGGTCAGACAAGTAGCTGGATGGGCTTGGCTACGGCGGAGAACCCGATCATCGCCAACGCCGAGGCGCTTCGGGATTACACGACGCTCGTTTCCTTTGGTGGTGAGGATAGTCAAGGTAATTACCCGGAAGACAAGAAAGCCGCATATCATGATAGGATGAGAGATAATAAATTAGGCTTGTTTACCACATCTCGTCCTATGATCGGTTTGGATGTCGTTACAGAGGAACAACATAAGGCTCTTAATGATGCTGGTATCACTCATTTTAGCCAACTATTCTCTGACAAGAACAAGGATGTCGTTAATAAGATACTTGGGGAGGATATGCTTAAGATGCAGGCATTGAGATCCATGAAAGGAATGGAAGGTCTTGATTTTATACTTGATCCTCATAAGGTGGCTCCCGGTCCTATGGATATAGGTGATGTGGAGGAACCTGATGTTAAACTGGATATGCCTGAGCTGATTGATCCCAATACACTCCCTAAGACCAACACAAGTGCCGGTAAGTCGAACAGCGGCAATGGAGGCAGGAATATAGTGGGTGGCGGTCTTGACTTCCCTGAGGTGTTCAGGATGACCCCAGGAGCCGTGACAACAGAAGGTCTGGAAAGACATTACGCTCCTACCGTGGATCCGGTGTTGAGATCGGCTGATCAGTATATGGTTGAGACCAATCGTGCTTTCCAATCACAATTGGATCAGATGGGTAATGTCCCGGATTCCCAGAGAGGGGCTTTATCTTCCAATTTACAGGCTATCATGAGTTCCAATATAGGTAAGTATATAAATGAGGTAGAACAAGGGAATGTGGCTCAAAGGACTTGGGCTGATAATGTAAACGCCCGTACTTGGGCTGATACGTATGATAAGAATATAGCTCAACGTCAGGGTTATCAAAGTCGGATATTACAGGCTTTGGCTAATACTGACGAGAACTGGGCTAGGTATTTTGATAGCGTAAATGACGAGATCCAACAGAAGTGGAATACGGCTACGACCATGAATACATTAAGGTCTATATTCGGGGATGTAAAGATTGGTCCTAATGGACAATTAATCGCTGATCCTCAAGGAGATATATTGAGTTATAGGAGATTATATCCCGCTCAGGAAGTAACTAAAGGCAAGAAAGGATAAAGGATGGCTTCACAATATAGTATATTAAGGAATTACGGCAAGTACGTATCACCCTACAACATGGATGTCATGATGCAGGGTATGGGATACATGCAGCAGAAGATAGATACCAATCGGCAGGCTATAAACGAGTATGCTGATTATATTATCAATTCTGACATTATAAAACCTCAGGATAGGGAATATCTTCAGAATAGGTTAAATGGGCTGATACAGGACGTGAATAACGTGTATCGTAAATCTAATTTGGCTTCCGACGGTATAGCCAGAAGCATACAGGCTCGCCTTGGAGAAGCTTTGGATACCCGTGTGTTGAATGCTATTGCCGGTACTAGGGAGATCCGGGCTTTTAGCGAGAAGATGGAGGATATGAAGCTGAACAATCCCAAGATGTATAGTCCTATAAACGAGGCTGAGGCTTTCGCCGATGCCGTGGCTTGGATGAATGACGGTCAGGTAGGGGCACGTCTTAATCCTATACATTATACCCCTTATACGGATTACCACGCTGAGATTGATGAGAAGATGAAGAACTTCATCTCCCTTAACAAGGGGAAGAAAGTCAATGTACCGGTGACTGATGCCAATGGCAACAGGACGGGCGAGATGCGTGAGATGTATATAGATGAGATGAGTTACGCTCAGGTCAGGGATATAGCCATGGCTTCTATATCTGAGAACGGGAAGGCTCAGATGCAATTAGAGGGAAGATATATGGCTAGAACGAATCCTGACTTATTTAATGTTCAAAGCACCTCAGATTTCCTTAAAGGGTATATTGATGATTTCAGTGTCAAGGAAGAATCCATACGAGCCAAGCTAAAGGGCGTTGGCAATGACAAGGCCAAGAGGGCTAAGTTGGAGTCGGAGCTGGCGGATATTATCAAGCAGAGAAATGATTTCGTGGAGGAGGCCGAGGGCGTTATCGGTAGCAACTACAGCCCGGAGCGAGCCGGCATGTTCATGGTACGACAGCAGTTCCTTCGTGGCGTCGGGCTGAGATGGTCTTATAATAACTCATACGAGACGTTGGGTGTTGATGATTATTATTTCAAGGCTAATCAGCAGATGATGGAGAGAGCTAAGTTTAATGAGACAAAAAGGCATAATCTAGCCATGGAGAAAGCAGCGTTGATGAGAGCCAGCAAATCGGGTAAGTCGGAGAATGGAGGTGGCGGAGGTGATGACACGACCGGGCCTACCGTGGTTACCAAGAGCGCAAACCTTGACGATGTGAGCATAAGCGATGAGTTCATGAACGGGTTCATAGCCAACGAGAAGGCGGTGACTACCGGCATGGGTAATTTCGTTAAGTCATTATCAGATGACGCTAGAAGGAAGATCGACGCATGGGCGTCTGATCCTGAGAATAGTAACGTGGTCAAGGATATGGATAACGATCAGGTTATCATGGCTTATTTCAAGGCCAATGGAGGGTCAAGGAACGAGTTGCTTGATTACAATGGTCAGGATAGTTATTTGAAGCTTCTTGGATTAAATACCCAAAGAGGGAAGTATAATAAGATCAATGATGGATTCAATAAGGCGAGCAATGCTGTTTTGGATGGTATTGATACTATAATTCAGAGAGAAGCTAGATCGGACAGTGGGTCAGGTATAGATATTAGTTATGGATTCGGCACATTCAATCTTGGAGATATTAATAACAATGGCGATAAGGTTTTTGATATAAATGGTATAAACGATATAACATTAAATGATTGGAGTAAGTTGTCCGCTTACAGCTCTTTGTTAAATGATAATATAAATACTATTAATTACGGTGTTGAAGGAGAAATGCCTCATGTATCAATGGATTTGGGTCAATCAGGTGTCTTATTGGATCGTGTGAATGATTTAATGGGAACGTCTTTTTCGCTTGATGATATTGAATCTATAATGTCTCTTGCCGTATCTGGGGCTAGTAAGAATAAGCACATTGAGGAAATAAGAGATAGGTTTTCCGGGGATAACAGGGCGATCGCTGTCGCTACCGCTATATATGATGAGGCTCATAAAGAGAGGAATGATTTATTAAGACATAAATGGAGTCGTGGGGATTTAGGTAGGATCGCTGATGACGCTAAACGTGCTGGCGAGGATTACCTGAGACAATATCGTCATGAGTATGCCGAGCGTGAGTATATCTTCTCCGGTGATTATCCGTCTAAAAGTCAAGAAGAGAAAGATTATATAAAGGTTAGTGACCTATTTACCCGTGGTGGCGGTTTTATTCCTAAGGATAAGGATAATGCCAATACGAAGATAACGTTTACCATATCCCCTATAGGTGATGGTAATTATCAGATCATTGGCAATAATGGAGGTGATGGTCGATCTGTTGTTGAGGTAAGCGAGGCTGATCTGGCTGCGAATGGACTTACTTTCTACAAAGAGGATGTAAGCATCCCGTCCGAGACCTATGATTCCGGTGTCGTACCCATATCTTTCGCCAGCTCAAGCAACAACGCTTATGGGAAGATGGCTAAGTCATTGTTGGTAGCTCCATTCGCTTACGCTAGCGGGGCCAAGGACACGGTAATGCCTTATATAGATATGTTTACGAATATAAATGACGGTAATATCAGGAAGAATCAGATGATGATCGCTACTGACGTGTTGTTCGATAACGCTTCTATGTACGAGTTAAGGGCTTCCGGATATAAGTATAATAATGGTTTTTCTGGGATAAATGTTGATATATATAGCAAAGGAGGGGCTAGAGAGGGTAATACCCCGTTGTATTCAATTGATCTGGATGGCGTTAACTATGCTGATGAGGTAGCAAGGAAGATCGACTTCTGCCCGCAGTATTATTTGGTCATGGCATGGCAACAGATACTTAGCAAGGAGAATGAGGTGTATTGGAGGAGCGAGGGAAGATCTACTACTGATGATTTCGAGAGCTTCATCTCGCCCATAGCTGATATGATTGATCAGGAGATAAGAAACAGGAATAACGGAAATAGTGGAAATAATGGAAACAATGGAAATCTATAATAATACCTCTAACGGAAAGGATCTTGCCGAGAAGTACAGATATCCTACCATAAACGTAGATAATATAAAGGCTATTGGTACGGATCCCTATGATATACCGGATCGTGACCTGCCTCCGGTATTGGATCCGTATTCCGCTTCCGAGAGATCAAAGTCCCAGATACCGTCATTGTCGGAGAGGATCAAGAATACTGTTAAGACAAATTATTATGATGATATGAAACATATGTCCCCATTAGGATATATGGCTTCTGATCAAAGCTATAAGGGCAGGTTTAATCTTACTGGTCCGGAGATATCGTTGGAGGATTCAAGGTATCGACTTAGTAGCGGTACTTGGATACCTAAATACGAGTCTTATATCCCTGGTGTAGATAATGACACACGTTTATCTAGGAGTCAAGGTAGGACTGAAAAATGGATGAGAGGTTTGGGAAAATTTGTAGGTAAGACTGCCCTATACGGATTAGGCGGCGTTATCCAGCCTTTTTATGGTATTTACGCCGGTGTATCCAGAGGTAATTTTAACGCTGTTTTTGATAACGATTTCACGAGATGGTTGGATGATCAGGACAAGAAGATGGATTACGGTCTTGCTCATTATTACAATCGTGAGGAGCGGGATATGAATTTCCTTCAAAGCATGACCACGGCTAATTTCTGGTCTAACGATTTTTTATCCGGTCTTGCTTTTACCGCTGGAGCCATGTTATCGTCAGCCGTATATTCCGGCGCTGGATTGATGAACTTAGCTCGTACGGGAGCTAGGGCGGGCGTGGCTTTGGCTAGGATAGGCAAAGCGGCTTCGGATACCAAGAAAGCGTTCGGCGTCTACCTTAGGGCCGCCCGTACGGGACGGAGGATAGGCAAGGGACTGGACACCCTCGCTTTCCTTGGCACATCTACCTCGTGGGAGGCGTCTGTCGAGGCCAGAAGCATGCTGATGGAGGCTGAGGAGAATTTCAGGCAGTCTTACCGTAACGCTTATGGAAGGGAAGTCCCATATGAGGAGCTTATGAAGTTCAGAGCTGACAATGCCAATGCCGCTAATGCCGTATTTGCCGCCAACGTCGGCATATTGTCATTATCCAATATAGCTATGTTCGGCGATATGTTCGGCATGGATCTTGGTGTGGATAAGTTCATAAAACACAATATATTTGGCGTAGGTGCCGAGAGGATGGATAACGGTACGTTAAGAGCCATAACACCAAAGAAATGGCAGAAGGTAGCCGGAAATACGTTCAATATCATCAAGCGCCCAGTGTCAGAGGGTCTGTATGAGGAAGGTCTTCAGGGAGTGGCTAGTAAGTCCGCCAAGGATTGGGTAGAATCAAGATACAATCCTATGGCTATCCGGCAGAATATAGGCTATATGGAGGCTATAAAGAATGGGTTCAAGGAGACGTACGGGTCTAGCCAAGGATGGAAGGAGATCGGTATCGGTATGATTATCGGATCGATTATGGGTGGAAAGACTATTGGGGGTATAAAGGAATGGAGCCAAGACATGTCCCGGAACAAGGGGATGGTGGAGGCCTACAACGCCAATGCCGGCGCCTTGACCACCGCCGCTGTCCGTGCTATTCGTGGCAGTATGGCTCTTAACGCTCAATTATCTGGTGTAGACACATCGTACGAGAGTGATGGTAGGATCATAAATAAGGATTTTAGTGACGCCGTATTCAATCGTCTCCGTTATGATTCGGAGATGGGGATGTTGGATGATACCAAGGAGAATTTCAGGACGGTAGTCGAATCTATACCTAATAGCGATATAGCGTCCGATATGAATATGACGGATGAGCAGGTTAATGAGTATAAAGCCGATCTTGTCAACGAGTTTAATAAGAAGGTGGATAATTTTACCATGGCCAATAGGTTCGCCGACTCCCTTACCGATGGTATATCCAATAGGTCGTTTAACGCCTATATCTCCAATATGGCTTATAATGGCCTTGAGGCGAAGGATAATTTGAACGATATAGCCAATCAGTTAAGAAGGATATACAATACGGATATAGGTCCCGCTCTTGATATATATTCTCGTCTTAATCCTGATTCGAGCAGGGATCTTGAAGAATTAAGGAAGCTTACGGATGATATACAGAGGATGGAGAAGAATATCTTGAGGCTTCAACAAAGTGTCGCGTCGAAGGACGCTCTTGAATCTGATAAGGCTAGGTTGGTCAAGGAGAATGATAGGCTTCTTAAATTAACAGAGGATAGGATCGCATTGGAGAGGAAATTAACTACGTTAATTAACTCAGAGGCTGATATATCTAAGTTGTTCTTAAATAGAAATGATTCAAGGATCAGTGCCGCTGATCTTATGGCGGCTTATGATACTATAGCTGATTTTGAGAACGTCGTATCTATCCGTGGGGTTGATAATTATAAGGAGGCTATGGCATTGCTTAGTGAGTATCGTCATAATCTTGTGGCTTATAAGAATATAAACGAGTCTCTTCGTCGTATGCGTGACAGAAGATTCATCCGGGCGCAGGAGCGCGGGTTCATGAAGATATTATCGAACGTATGGGGTAAGACTTATGAGGAGGATGATAGCAAGTATGATTTCAGGAATACTGATAATCCTGATGCCAATGATCTTTACGCCAACGACCAAGCTATAGACAAGGCTTACCAAGATGGTCTTATAGGGGAGGATGAGGCATTTATGTTCAAGACATATAATCATATGATAGCCAGATCTATGGAGAACGAGATTAAGACCGATGAAGGTAATATAGTCGAGAGGGTTCCTGATGATGAGGATATCATAAATCCTTCTGACGATAGAATCAATAATATAGCTATAAAGATATGGAACGGTAATGAGGATGTCTTATCTCCTAGGGAGAGACAGATATATGATAATAACAAGCCTCGTGTCGATAGTCTAGTTAACGGGTTTGGGGATAATCCTATTTCAAGGATCAATAAGGCTAGATCGATAATAGATAGATTGAAGATCCATGATAATATTTATGATAATATCAAGGACGCTGTTGATGATATTGTAGATATGAATATCAATGGTCTTGATCAGGATCAGATCAAAGAAGCTATAAAGACTTATAATGATCTTATGAATGAGGCTGACAATGGCAATGAGATTGATCAGGATAAGCTTAATGAGGCTATTGATATTATCAATAATTATTCCGATGGGCCTCTTCTTCAATTCGTGGAATGGATGAGGTTGTATGATAACGGAAGTATAGCTGTCAAGGATTACGATAAATCCATACCTATGGGTGATGTCCTCACAGAGAGCGAACCCGGGACATCCACCGGCAGGACGGAAGTTAACGCCGCCCAGAACCCGGTGGTGTTGATGGCTCAGAAGAGAGAGATCGGTGGGGTTATGTATTATGAAGTTGGCGGAATGAGACTTGACAGGTTTATGGACAGTCTTGGGCTTAAAAGATCTGATGCCACTGATACTGATAATGGAAGGGTGATGGATTTCACCAACGGAACCGACATATTTACTGTTATAGAGTCGAATAACCACTCAAGATGGATGATTAGCGAGGATGACGCTCAGGCTTTCGAGAACGCTACCGGTGTCATATTGGGGCGGCAAACCGCCTTGTCGACCTCCATCTGGTTTATGGTGTATCGCAAGGGGCAGGATGGATCTATTGTCCCTTATTATACGGGTGATACGTTTGGATCTAACAACGAGTCGGTGAATCAGGAAGCAACGGCTAGCCTCCGCAAGGGTGATATGGTAAGGTTTAAGATGGATATGTTAGATCCATATACCAAGGAATTGTATGATAAATACAATAGCCTTAACGCCGTTGACCCTAATTCTGATGAGACTAAGTCGGCTTACCGAGAGCTGGTTGATAATATGGTTATTAAGATCGTGGATGGTGATGGTAATTTTGTCTCGGTGCTAAAAGCCAATGATCCAGACTCAAAAGGGAGTAACACTGATTTAAGGAGTATGGCCTTTGAGTTGTATAGGGATAATGTAGGATCTGTCGCTGGCGAGATTGATATACCGTTCGTAGGTACAGTTACCAGTGTTTTGCCGGGAAGACCTAATTTTAGCGTAAGTGATGATAATGGTACGTTGATGGTATCCGAGAATGACTTTACCAGCGAGACGGTCGACAAGGTAGAGAGCGTAGGATATATAGAGAACGGGGTGGTTACGATGAGGGATGATATTAAGTATAATATATTCCCGTTCTGTACGGCTATCGTCAGGGACAAGTATGGTGACTATAAAGATTCACGTATCCCGGTCGTAGCTATAAAGACAGGAAATGGAAGAAATTACCTGTACCCCGTAAGATTGAAAAATCAGGATATATCGTCATTCTCATCCATGATCGGATCGATGGCTGATAGGATTACGGAGGGTCTAGGCGGAGGCGTAAGTATTGATGATATAATGGATCTTAATAACGCTATAGCCAGATCAGGGTTGGATAATAAGGCATATATGATTCCGCTGGCGGGAGACGTGGATGTTATCAAGAACCGGCTTGAAGCTATCAAGGAAGCGGCTAGCAGGATGCCTATGACCGCTGACGTAAGAGGATGGATAGGCGATTCTAGGACTAAGGAGGATATTTTGATGAATGACGTTACGATTAATATTGATCTTAACAACGATCCTTTCATAGCACCTAAGTTCAGAATGAGTATTAGGAGGGATGAGACGTTCTTCGAGGATACGGAGACCCCGTTCGTCAACCCGTCCAGCTCCCAATCGGGTTCCGCTTCGCCTACGAAGGCGGCCGAGGACAAGTCTTTGGTTTCCGACGGCAACGTAGTATCCGGAGAAAATGAGGCGGAAAATCCTTGCTAAATTAAATATCTTGACTTATCTTCGCAGCGTCAGTCCATCACCTGACGAGTAAGATATTTAAAAGTTGGTCCCTGTCGGGTGTGTGATGGCCCCGGTGGGGACTCTTTATATTATGCAATTAGATGCCTTTTTACATCGGAAGATCATGCAAGACCTACGCATCCAGCGAGTAAAGGTCTTGATGATGCTATACACTAGTAACTATTTTGTCAAGGTCAGACAAAAGCAGTTGCTTGATCATACATACTCATTAAGTAGGGATCAGGCTTTTGATTATATGACTGAGTTCAATAAAAGACTTAGTGATAAGGTTGGTATAAAATGTACGATGGATATCCTTTTACCTACCGATGATGATAATGCTAACATCATAATCGAGCACAATGGTATTATCAAGAAGTTGATGAAGGAAGCCGAGAAACTGGAGCTTGATACTGATGCTATCGAAGCCATGATGCGTGATCTTCTTGATGAGTTGAAGGATGATATTGATCTTAATATCCTGATATTTGACGTAAGCCAGTTGCTTATAAAATACAATCTATTTAGGTTGGATGCTATAACCGAGCAGGAGTTCAAGAACTCTTTTGTCAGGATGGATAGTAGGAATATGGAGATAAAGAAACTAACTTTATCTGATATCAAGAAGGTGGTGGAGATGATAGAGGATAGGTATAGCTACGCTTTATATATGACAGAGGAATATGGCTGATTACATTTTTTGTAAAAATATCTCCTGTTTGTTTGTAGTTTCAAAATAAGGTCTTATATTTGCGGTGTCCATCCGTTATTGGGCCATAAGAAGATATTAACTCGCCTAGGCGTAGGCGATAGATGAGGGCTATTGGTGGAATAACGGACGCCAACGGCCCTTGTTGTTTTGTATTATGTGTAATATTGTTTTGAGTGATGACTTATCTATCAGATCGTATTTTGAAAAGGTTTTAAATCTAAGTAAACTTGGTGATAAATTCCCTGTTAATTTAGATGATGTATGGCCATTGGTTTATTCGGCTAAGGAGAAAGCTGTTAGAGCTTTAGTAAGTAGTGATCAGTTTATGCAAGGTATTGATTATGAGATTTTAGCCACAAATGGCGAAAATACGACAGTAGGAAGACCTGTAAATGTTTATATGATTTCTATATCTTGTATGGAGTATTTTATAGCTAGAAAGGTTAGATCTGTATTTAATGTTTACAGGGATGTTTTTCATAAAGTGATAAATAAAATACCATCTAGCTATTCGGAGGCTTTACGGATGTATGCTGATGAGGTGGAAGCTAGAGAAAGGGCTGAAAAAGAAGCTAAGCTTGCATTAGAGGCTAAAAGGATATCTGATAACATCATCAAAGAACAGGCTCCTATGGTTGAGTTTGCTAAGACAGCCGAAATAGCCCAAGAGACAGATATGTTGATCAGAGAGGTTCGGGAAAAGCTAGAGGCTCATGGATATGATATAGCGGAGAAGAATCTTCGAATATTGCTTGAGGATAAGAAGTTCTTCGCTAAGACCGGTAAGAGGTGGTTGCTTTCCCAAAGGATGATAGACAGCGGTTATGCTCGTTACAGATATCGTAATGATGACGAGTTCTACGGCACTAATACTGTCTATGTGACTCCTAAGGGATTTCAGTGGATCGTGTCTAAGATATCTAAAGAATGGATGCCTAGGTTCTTGGAATTGAAAGGCAGGGTTCTGAATAGATCAGATAAAGATATTTTCGCTAAACGATAAATTCCATTTTTTTTGTAATTTAGGATTGAGCTTTTGCCTGTTCGTGAGGATCGGCAAAAAGATTTGCACTTTTCGGAGAAACATAAGGTTTGTTATTATGTTGTTATTTTGGTGTCCCGTCCGCTCGTGAGAGTAGGCGGGATTTTCTATCTTTGTGTCAAAACGATTTAGTAATGGGACGATCTTGTTATGTTATAAAAAATAAGGAGGGTGGGATAGATAATGTCCTTGCCCCGAACGACCAACCATCCGGATTATACCAAAGGGCGATGGAGGTGCTGGGCGACCAGAAGCAGGCCTTATCGGTCTGGGGTACGGCCTACTCCCCCGACTTCGTGTCTTTCTTTGGCGATTGGATGTCCATGCCATCGGAATATGACCTAGATAGTAACGGGGAACCTAGGTATGATGATGTCATGTCCTTTATCAAGCGGAAGAACTATTTCGCTGGCAATTTCATGGCCGATGAGGTTAAGGATATCAATAACACCCTTACTTCCTTGGGAGTCGATAATATCAACGATCTTAATGATATGATCATATCCAATTTCCTCTCCGGTGGTGATATATTTCTCAATAGGTACAATCTTGAGCGATCCGGGATGTATGACGCCGATGAGATTGATAATATCATGACCAACCGATCGGCGTATGAGCGGGTAAGGGATATGATGAGGAGGGTTGTCGATTTTATGTCTGACGGGGATCTTAATGAGAAGGATATGCATTTCCTATCCTCCGAGTCAGGTCTTGGTGATGATTATATGATATATGAGGATACATATGACTCGTTAGGGAAGAGAAAGGTCTTGAATCCAATGGAGGTAAGGGATACGATCATGAGGGCGGTAGGCGGTATCAGTGACCGCCGGGAGTTCGATCAGGCTTTCGCCTCCATCCCATACCCTTCCTTGGCACTCCGGTATCAGGAGGATCAGGATTACGCAGATCGGATGTATGACACGTATCGTAATATGACCCGTATGGAGGTTAGGGATCAGGAAGGGAATACGATTACCGACTCATGCTCCAATAGCACCATACCGTATATCAGTACGCCTAAGGACATGAAAGCCCTAAGGGGTAAGGTTGGGGAGATAATCGATATGGATGATTTTAAGGACATCAAGGACGTTTCCGGACGTCTGTATGACATAGCTATGGATCTTGCCGACATGGGCGTGGATATAAGCGAGGCGATCAGTGATGAGATGGTTATATCCAGACCGGAGGATATCCGTGATCTTATGGCGTCGCTGGATGTCATGTTATCTTCCATACAGGCCGGCAATTCGGTATACGATAGCTTTATCTCCGATCTTGATAGGATAACAGGAAAAGGGAATCCGATATACGAGGTTCAGGATACTTATTCTACCGGTGATAGGATGGTGTATGTAAGGTCCGGGAATACATCCCCTTCCGATATGTATGATAGGAGCATGTTGTATATGGGTAGGAATACGTACCACAACACAGCCCCGATAACCGACACCGATCAGGCCTATGAGATGTTGGCCGATATCGGGATAGAGCGGCCCTCGTACTTGCCGGCTGGCGTGGTTCCTGCCGGGGCTTCTCGATCCGATATTGACGTGATCAAGGATAACATAAAGAAGCTAGTTATGTCCAACATCTCATCCTCAAATACCGAAAACATGATCCTTACCAGATTAATATATCAGCATCCCGTAACCCCTAAGATGGATGATGTCGATATTGATCGGGAGTTCAGGAGATACGAGGCTAGGCAGGGAAAGGATCGTGATTTTATCAAATCCTGTACATCGTTGAGGAAGATCCAGATCAAGGAAAGGTTAAAAAAATCGGATTTATATAATAATGTCTTACGTTTCCTTGATTTTAATGGATTTTATAATGTATCTTTGAACCACCATGACAGAAGTACGTTAAAAAGCATGGAGATGTCGTTGCCGGAAGGTCAGGTAAGGGATCTTCTGTTTGACGTGGCTATCGAGTCTGGTGACAGTAGCATGAGAAACCTTTTCTATCTGGATAGACAGGATAGGATGATGGATGCCGGGTTTTATAGGTATCTGTACCAAAGGAATCCGGGCCTGCTCCGGGAGGTCAACGGCGGCGTCGAGGTGAGACCGGACGGTTCGTTCTTGGCTCGTGGGAGGTATGATGATTTCGTGTCATTCCAATCCGGTTTATATGAGAAGGTAGGTGAGACGGTTGATGGTGCGATATACAGGTTCGTTGATGATCTTATATACTCCGATCCATCATCATATCAAGAAAACATGGTACGAAGGATGGGTGACGTTACGGTAAGGAGTGACGATAACCGCCTGTCAAGGATAGAGGATAATCCCTCATCCAGTAAGATAGTTAATGAATACACTGCTAATACAAATAAGTTGATGCGAGATTTTTCGTGTAGTTAATCTCTCTTTGACGTCGTGAGACGTTTTCTTTCGAGCATTGAAACATTGGATTTTATAGATTTGCGATGAATCCGGGTCGTAGTGATACGCTCCGGATTTTTTTGTCTTGTATCGGTTCTTATTAATCCCATTTACAAGACATGACGTACTTTGATGATGACACATATCACGATTTTAGGGCTGTTAATTTTTGGACTTTGTAACGCCCGCCATCAGGTGGGGTTATTATTAATTCAAAAATAAATAGACATGGGTACAAGTGGAGACAAAATCGTTTTGTTAGACGGTATGGGTTCCGGTAGTGGAAGCGCCACTAACGGTTTATTATCTATGATTCCGGGGATGTTCGCCAATTTAATAGGCGGAAATAAGATGGATCCGAACTTGGTAGCGGCTTTGATGAACGGTCATAACAACCAAGACGGTTTCGGCGGGGCTAACGGTTGGTGGTTGTGGATCATCGTCCTGTTCTGGTTATGGGGCGGCCGTGGCTTTGGCAATGGTTTTGGCAATGGTAATGAGTGTTGCGCTAATGGTCTTCCCGCTCAATTGAATAACGACTATGGTCGTGAGTTGTTGATGCAGGCCATCCAAGGTAATAGAAGCGCTATCGATCAGATCGCTAACGCCTTGAACTGTACTACCACTCAATTGCAAAGCGCTATCTGTAACGTACAAGGCGCTATCGATAAGGTGGCTGGTCAGGTAGGTATGACCTCTCAGGCTGTTATTAACGCCGTACAGCAACAAGGTTGTGAGATCGGTAATCAAATTAGCTCTTGCTGCTGCAATTTGAGTTCTTTGATCAACCAAAGCACTTGCCAGACTCAGCAGATGATCAACAATCAAGGTTATGAGAATCGTCTTGAGACATTGAATCAGACTAACACGTTACAAAACACTATTAATCAAGGATTGACGAACAATCGTGAGCAAGCCACGAGTCGGTTCAATATCTTGAGCGCTAAGATTGATGCTCAAACAACCTTGATTAATGATAAATTCTGTCAATTGGAAATGCGTGAGATGCAGAATACGATCAATCAGTTGCGTGATGAAAGGTCGGCTTACCAAGCCTCCGCGTTGACTCAGCAACAGACTCAGAATTTGATCAACCAGTTGAGACCTACCCCTGTGCCGGCTTATCCTTCATGCTCTCCTTACCAGACTTATGGATGGGGTCAAGCATTTTATGGAGGTAATTACGGATGTGGGTGCAACAATGGATGCTGCAACAACGGAAACGCCGCTATTTAACTCTATAAAGGAAGGAGGCTATTATGGCTTGTGTTTCTAAAATAGGGTCTCTTTATGAGTTGGTCACGAAGAACGTGGTAGTGACTACTACCAACACCATCTTCGGCATCAACCCAAGGATATGGCTGTCCTTGCCATGCGAGGGCCTTCTGCTGCTGAAAATCCGGCAGGTGGTTCCGACAACAGGCGAGACATTGCCAGTACAGATAGCTATTCCAGCGAACAGCACCGTATCCACGGTAGGTGATGACACATGCTGCCCGGTAACCGGCGTGGCTGTGGTGAACCCGATCAACGTGGCTGTGACCGGAGCGGCTATGGTTAACAACACCGAACGCCTTGTTTATTTCAACAAGGTAAGGGGTGTATTGAGGCTCATGGATTGCTGTGTGCCTACAACTTCCGCCTCGGCGTCGGAGACGACTGTTGATGAGGAATAGGTTAGATTGGATGTCTAATGGGAGGGTATTCCCTCCCGCTTAAAAATCGAGATATGTTTAGAGACTTAAAGAAAGGATTTCAAGTATATACGCTGGATACGTCCGATGTTCCGGTGTTCAGGATGGGGAATGTGGTTAACGTGTCCGAGCCTAGGTTCCAGCAACCCCAGATGGGCCAGATGGGGCAATATCAGCAACTACAGGATAGGGTGATAGACCTTACCGTGGAGATAAACGGGTCTTCCATGACCTATGTCGTACCGGAGAGCAGGGATGTCGCTATGTCCAATAACATAACTTTGGCCTGCTCGGTCGATCCGATCATGAACCAGCTTAACGCCGCTAAGAGAACCAGCTCCGATATTCTCGATAGTATCGATAAGCATAGGAGGACGCTAGAGGCTTGTGATTCGATCCTTGAGGAAATCAATCCGGCTTTTAAGCAGACTAAGGATCAAGACCGGAAGATCAAGAATCTTGAGGAGAAAGTCGATAGGATGGGATCCTCTTTCGATGAGCTAAAAGAGTTGTTAATTAAAAAATTAGGTTAAGATGAGAGTTATAGATTTAGGCGGCGGTCACGATGAGGACTACGATGATGAGATCTACGATCGTAGAGGCGGCCGTGGACGTAGCAGACGTTCGGATGGAACTTACATGGGTTATGGTGGCGGAATATACGACCATTATGGCAAGGAGCATGACGGTAGGATGGATGAGCTAGAACGCCGTGAGCGTGATCTCGAAAGACGTGAGAGGGAGCTGGAACGTGACGAGCGTGAGCTTGAGAAACGTGAGAGACTCCATGAACGTGAGGACGAGATGTATCGCAGGGGATGGTTCGGTGAGCGCGGCATCCGTGACGAGTACGAAGGTACTGAACCGTATATGCGCAGGGGACGCAGGAGTCGTTACTACTGAGGAGCAGACGCCGATGACCCGGATTATAAGCGGTATATAGACACCCATGGATATCACTTTTCCAAGGAGCTGGCTAGGGAAGCCGCTGACAAGATGCTTAACGCCGACGGGTCCAAGAGAAGATGGACGATGGAGGACGCTAAGCAGATGTTCGATAAATGCGGGGCCAAGAAACCTGATAACGCCACTTGGGGAGATATCCAATACCTGTTCGCTATGTTCTATAGCGACTACTTTCCTAAGGTATTGGATTGCGACCAGAAAATAGTCAAGGCTGTCTTGGCTTATCTGGAAGACCCTGACGCCCCGGAAGGTACGGCGTTCGTAAGGTATCTGGCGGTGCGGTGCTTCGTCGGTGACACAATCAAATGGAGTGATATGATTTAGGTTTGATACAACGTTGGAGAACCCTGTCGGCAATAGAATACCGATAGGGTTTCTTTTTGATCGTAGCCTTATTATGATTACATTTGTTCGAGGTAGATCTTTTGTTCATAGGAAGGGTGGGCGGGAATGAAAAAAGGCATCCTCACGGACACCCTTCCCCTTTGGTTGAAAATCACTTAAAACATTATGAGTTACTACACCGCAAATATAGATAATTAAATACAAACTGCAATGGGTAAGGGGTATTATTGGATAGAGCCAGTGGATCAGACGTTAAATGATTTCCAGTTTTATAAGGCACGTATCGTAGGCGATCCTGAATATGACGAGAGACATCATCGAGTTATATTGAGAACTGATAAGTATTTCCCTGTTGGAAGTATCTTCCACGTCTTAAAAGACCCAGAGATGTTTGTTATAGAGAGGAAGTTTAAGACATGGGGGAATAAGTATGTCGTTAAGCCTTGTGAGGGTGAATGGGAATGGGAGTCTGTCCAGAAACTTAAAGACAAGGCTATTATATTCCGTAGCGGATTCCTGCACGGGGACGGCAGTTTCTGACACTTACCCGTATCTTCCCCCCCCTCGATTTCTTGGTATTTATGTATATAACTATATTTGAGCAAAAAATAAGTTTGATATGGAAGATTTTCAAGGTAAATACAATGGTAAGCAGATAGAGCAGCTTTTGGATAAGGCTAATGATATTGATCTTACCAAATATGCTCTTAAGACGGATAATGCCCCTACCGCCACGAAATTACAGGCGGCTAGGACCATAGCGCTGTCCGGGGCTGTTACCGGTAGTGTCTCATCGGACTTCGGAGACAACGTAACTATCTCCACGACATTGGCCAATTTTGATGCCTCTAAGATCGCGTCCGGAACCATCAGCATAGATAGGTTACCTAAGGCGGCTTTGGAGAGATTGGTCGTGGTAGCTAATGATACGGCTAGATTCGCCCTTACCACCGCTACGGCTCAAAGTGGTGATACGGTAAAGGTTACGTCTACAGGTAAGATGTATCTGATAAAAGACGAGTCTAAATTAAACAGTGAGGATGGGTATGAGCCTTACACGGCCAGTCAGGCTTCCTCCGTGCCTTGGTCAGGGGTTACGGGCAAACCAAGTACCTTCACACCTCCCACGTCCTCCGCTACCGTTCTTGGCGGTATTAAGGTGGGATATACGACTTCCGGGAAGAACTATAAGATGCAACTGGATTCGTCCGGCAACGCTTACGTCAACGTTCCATGGACGGATAATAACACAACGTATAATGAAGCCACGGCCGACACCTTAGGATTGGTTAAGATCGGCTATGTTTCTAATGGAAAGAACTACGCTGTGCTCTTGGCTAATGGCAAGATGTACGTCAATGTCCCTTGGACTGACAATAACACTACATACTCACAGGCCACGAGCGATAATCTGGGTCTTGTTAAGATCGGGTATTCAGCTAATGGGAAGAATTATCCGGTAGCTCTTGACGGAAATGGTAAGATGTATGTGAATGTTCCGTGGACGGATACCAACACGACATACACCAATATGGGAGCCGCTTCTGCCTCAGCGGCGGGAAAGGCAGGTTTGGTCCCCGCACCTGCCGCCGGAGCGCAAGCCAAGTATCTTCGTGGTGACGGGACATGGCAAACCCCTCCTAATACCACATATAGCAACATGGGTGGAGCGACGTCCTCAGCCGCAGGATCGGCGGGATTGGTACCCGCTCCGACTGCCGGCAAGCAAACCTCTTTCCTTCGTGGCGATGGTACGTGGGTGGTTCCGACAAATACCACATACGCCAAGGCCAATACCACGACATTAGGATTGGTGATGATCGGATATACTGAGAACGGTAAGAATTATCCGGTAGAGCTGGATAGTAGTGGTAAGATGTATGTCAACGTGCCTTGGACGGATACTAATACAACGTATGGTGTTGTAGGAGCTAACGGGTCCACAGGATTGGTCAAGAACGGCAGTACCGTGACAAACGCCTCTGGATATACGGCTTGTCCTATTGTCGGTGGTATCCCCTATTATAAGGATACGAATACTACCTACGCCAATATGAAGGCGGCTACGGCCTCGGCGGCTGGTGCTGCGGGATTGGTACCGGCCCCAGCCGCTGGCAAGCAGGCATCTTTTCTTCGTGGTGATGGAACGTGGGTAGTGCCTACCAATACCACATACGGATTAGCCTCTACTACAGCTAACGGCTTATTGAGACAGCTTAATGGAAGCACATCCAGTTTCATGCGTGGAGATGGCACTTGGGCTACACCTCCTAACACGACATACGCCGTAGCCAATGAGTCTACTAACGGGTTGATGGCGGCGGCTGACAAGAAGACCGTGAACAGGCTTATAGGAGTTAATACGGTCACGACATTAGCTAACCTGCCTATTAGCAAGAGAAGTATCACGGCTACGTTATCAGCCGCTACCACCCTATCCGTGCAGTCAGGGATGCAGATAGGGGAGGAGTTGATGATCAGGTGCGTCCCCTCAGCGGCCTTCACGCAGGCTATACCCAACTCCGGGGCTTATGTAAGCATGAGTGGTACTTCTATAACCACTACGGCTAACAAGCCTTTCGAGATAAATATCTGGTGTTACGCTTCAGGTGAGTATAGTATCGCCGTTAAAGAACAAGATTAATGATATAAGATATGAGCTACGTATATATAAACAGGGAAATATATCCCAATCAATTAGTTCAGGACGATCCGCTTGATGATAATTACGCCAAGGGCTATAGTTATGATGATTACATTAACGGGAATCCCGCCCCATGGATAGAGCTTGGGGAGGAGCAATTGGCGTTCAAGGAGGCTAATCCTAAAGCTACGGTTAAGGAGATTATCGAGGCTAAATTGGATGACTCAAGGCTTCTTAATGAGGAGAAATCGGCTAAGTATGAGGAGATCAGGACTTATGAGAATAATAATCTTCATGAGTTTTTCTTGGATGATCAAAATATCTATATCCCTGAATATGATAGGCGTAACGCTTTGGCTGATGGGGCTATAGATGGTAAGATAACGATCATGGGTCTGAAGTTTGATATGACGGAAGGCAAGATCTTGATCGGGATGATGGATAAGTATGATAATGATCTGATGTCGGCGTTAGGAGCCAAACAGAGGGAAGTAAGCTTAGCCACTACCGTAGAGCAGGTGAGGGCTATTGACGCTCAGTCCGGCTATCCCGATAAGGTAAATATTACCATGACTTATGTCCAGCAACAAGCAAAGGAGAAGGATGCCTCTGATCCTCAGAAAGTGGCTGTCGGGTTCGCAGGGATGATGGTCAATAACAAGGCTATATCTTTATCTCCTAACGAGAAATTGGATATTAAGGTCCTATTCCCTATATGGGGACAAGAAGGGGCGGAGTTCGGGTTGTCGGTGGATGCCGGATTCTGTCTCAGGGTGGTGAAGGACGATACGGATATCCTTTATGAGGTTATTCAACAACATATATTATCAAAGGAATGGGAACCCGGATTGGATACGGCTTCCTTGTATAAGGTTATTGATAAGGAGCATGCCGGGACCATAGGGGATCCTATCCCGTATTTCCCTCCAATGGAGATATTCAAGGATAAATATTACATCCAGAACGCTGATGTATATAAGTGCACTAGGGATAGCGAAACTCCTCTTAGTCATAATCTAAAGGACTTAGTAGGGTTGTATGTTGAGGTTGTACAGGGCTAGTCGTATCTACCTCCCCCCTATATTTGGCTTGTGACATGATACAAGTTATTTTTGGCATAATAAAATGACATTTGTAAATATATTTAAGTATGACATCACAAAAATTCGGTTTCGTAACCGTCGACCCGGTATCAGGATCAGGAGATCAGGCGGTTAATTTCTCCGGTGAGAAACACACCGGTCGTCTTCAACGCACTATCAACCTTACGGTCACCACGAACGGCGGGGCTAAGAAGGCGTTGGTAGTTAATCAGGCAGCGGCTGTTGAGGTGGTAAGATCAGACAGCCCTAACGCTTCCGTACAAAAGACAGGCGGTAATGTTACCATCACTGGTAAGTCTAACAGTACTAAGCTTACGTTCGCGGTCACGCCGGCTGAGGAGAACGGGCTTACGTTACAGCTCCCGGCTAACTACACGGCGGCTGGAAAGACTACGGCTAACGGAGCGGTTATCGCCGACGATCCCGGAGCCGCAGGCGAGTTCGTTTGGAGCATCACGATCTCGGGCGTACCGGCCAACGTCACGATCGAGGAACTGACAGCTACATTGAAGGTAACTGCCGCTGGTGGCCAGACAGCCAACGTGACGGTAACGCAAGCCGCTGGAGACTCTACTATCGAGCTTGACAAGGAGACTATTAACTTGGATGTAAATGGTACTCAACAGACGGTTAACGTAACATCTAATGACAGCTGGACATGGGCGCAAGCTGCGGCTAGAACCGTATTGAGAATGATGGGACGATAATCAGTTTCTTTTCGCTTACTCAGACCCCGATCGACTAAAGCCGGTTGGGGTTTATTTGTTTTGCTATCTTTGCAATAGAACAAAAATAATACAACTATGGCTAATGATTTGAATATTAATTGGAAGGACGGGGTAGGCGAGGTAACGGACCAGCCTCTGACCGTCAGCCCGGGGTCCGGGACCGGAAGCGCCCCCGTTTCCTTTGGCTCGGTGATGAACAACGGTCTTGACCGGACTCTTGAGCTGGAGATAACAACTCCAAAAGGTATTAAGAAGACGCTCACGGTGAATCAGGAGGGATGCCGGCAGGCTTATATTACGAGTGACGGCAAACGATGGCTGACTAGCGACAATCGGGTGTATGGGGTTTTGAAAAGCGATGCTCCGTGCGAATGCATAGGTGATTGTCCTTGATATTTTGTTTTTACGAATTTTGTAATTACATTTGTGGCGCATGTCCATCACCATGCTTTTCGTCGCTAATTTATTATAAGGGATACCGGTCTGTGATGGGATCGGCATCCCTCTATTTTTTAATATGGATAAGATAGATGTTTTCGATGTTCAGATTCCTGATGGGAGACAAATCAGTTGTATATCGTATAATAAGGTTACTTATTTTGATCTTGACGATATATGTAAGTTATGTTTTGACTCATATGACCTACATGATGTGGCTGACACTAAGGTCATGAGCGAGTTCCTGCACCGTGATGGTGGTCGTTATTGGACTACGATAGATGGCGTAAGGCAGTTGTATCGTAGGATTGAGTGTAAGATGTGTTTTGAGGTTATAGAAAAATTAAAGGGATTATGAGAGAAAAGAAATTTGATTTCGTGATATATCCGTTGGATTTGATTATCACGGTTGGATTAGATTATAAGACGTTGTGTGATCGTTTCGAGAATATGGAACCTGAACACGAGGGGAAATGGGGAGATGAAGATGATATGGATAAGGAGGCGTCTTTCGTGAATTTGGTAAGGGATAGGGACGATGATGATAAATTTGCCATACTTTGGAATTTTTCGAGCGACGATGATTTAATAATGAGAAATATATGTCACGAGTCATTCCATATAGCAATGAGCGTATGCCAATTTTGCAACATGTCTCTTGGATTTAAGGTTGGAGAGGATGAACACGCAGCGTATATAGCCGGCTTCGCTGGTGATTGCGTTAGTGAGTTCATCAATAGCAAGAATACGGATTAAGTCATAAATTCTATAAGGAATATAAGAATATCAGCCTCCGCTTATTTGTGGGGGCTTTTTGTTTATCTTTGTCAAAAACATGAAGTTATGTCGAGTTGCGTAATTAAAAGGAATAAGGAGGGTAAGATAACCCGTGTCTTGACCCCTTCCGGAGAGGTATCCACCTTGTTCGATAAGATAGCGGGTATAGCCGCCGTAAGTGACCTTAATAAGGCCGCTGAAGCTTATATGACTATTTATAACGATAAGTTCAGGTCCAAGTTTGGAGACTGGACGAGATCCGCACCAAGGAATAAGGAGGCGGCCAGATCCATAAGTGCCAGACTTAGCGCCAGCAAGTGGGGGCAACTTATGTCAGCCAAGGTCTTGTCCGCCATAAGCGATATGGATGCCCCGGCGTTGGCCAGAAGCCTTGGGAATAGCGACAATGTCGTGGCTTATCTTACCTCCGGAGAGGTAGGTGATGTCAATGATATGGCTGTGGTAGATACATCTACGGTACAGGAGGTGGATCTGGATTCCATAAACGAGGATAATATTGGCGATACGATACTGAAAGAGGCGTCATGGGATGATATAAGGGCTATCAGGGAGAATATAGATATTAAGGAGACAGCCCGTATGTTATGGAAGGCCGTGGAAAGCGCTTTTACCGGTCAACGACCTAATATCAGGGTGAAGGGCGGAAATATAGATGGGGAGATCATATTTTCTGGTAATGTCTTGCCGTTAAATGATATTGAAGATTATACGCCCCCATCTTCAAGATTGGTGTATGATTCCGGTGAGCCTCGCCTGTTCTTTAAATCGGAAGACGGCAAGATATACGACTCTTACGCCAACGCCATAAAAGGCTCGTCCGGCGGGCGGATCGAGGCCGGGTTCTTGGCCGGCAGTGTCGAGGAGAGCGACGTCCCGTCCGGTACGGCTGACATCTCCTTTGGCTCGTCCTCCATAACCCTTAACAACAGTGATTCGTTCATCCCGGTCCTTGGCATCAGCTCAGATTCTAATATAAGTACCCGTGGAGGGTTTGTCAATTACCTTATCAAGAAAGGTCTGTTGAGCGGGGAGCGTATAAGGCTAGGAGATAGGTATTATCTTACAGGGGCCGGCAACTCCGATGGTCTTAAGATTTATAACGCTATGGATGCCTTGTCTAGGCTAAGGAATAGGTTTGGTAGTATGTCTTCTGAGATGAACGTATTAGGCTCCATCGGTTTTGATACGGAGGTAAATAACGATCTTGATCTTATCACGACATCAGGGGAGAAGGTTACGGTAAGCAGATCGGAGATCAAGAGCATGTTAAGGCAAGGTAAGTTTGAGGAGCTTAATAATAAGTATGATGGGTTCATGGAACTAGCCTTGTCGTTGATGATGGAGGATAACGCCTTGTACGGAAGTAATGTCCGTGGGGTTATTGAGAACGAGAAGGCGGAGGATCTTCAGAACAGGACTGATATCACCAACATCTTATCCACGTTAGGTATCCGTGTGATGGGTATGTCTGAGTATATGGATAAGTATAAGATGCGTAATGGTGTCGAGCCTTCGGCTAGGGCATTGTCCGATATGGCCAATGGGGTTATCGCCTTGGCTGAGGGAGCTACGGTAGAGGATCTTAATGAGGAGGTGGCTCATTTCTTGATCGATACTTACCGTAACCAACAGGAGATTGACGAGGTTCTGGACTCTGTTGTCGGCACGCCATTATGGAATCAATTCGCCGGTCGTTACTATGAGGTGTATGGGAAGGAATACCAAGGGGAGGAACTGGATCGGATGGTGAAGCGGGAGATCCTAGGCAAGACGTTGGCCCAGCGGTTCGTGCCGGGGATGGAACAGGCGGTAGAGGATCTGACCTCGTCCGAGGACTCCCAGCTCTCCTTGTTTGGCAGGATAATCCGGGCTATAAGGAATTTCTTCTCTACTCAAAGATCAGACTTGAATAAGGTTCTTGATAGGATAAAGGAGTCGGCGTTAGCTGATGATCCAAGCGCATTTGACGTGCTTCTGTTAAAGGATAGCGACCATCTCATGTACTCATTATCGGATGTTGATGTGGCTAATAAGCTGATCAAGAACGGTAGGTCATTGGAAAGACTATATACCAGATTGCAGAGGATGAGGTCAAGCCAAAGCCAGAGGATCGGTGAGAGTATCTCCCTTCTACGTGATATAGGCGAGAAGGTAAGACAAGTCGGGGGTGAGCTAAATAAGAATAACAACCTATTATCCACCAAGAGCGTCATAGCGACCGCCAAGGCTGAGGTGGAGTATTTGGTCACTGTCGCCAGTAGCCTACGTAAGAGCGGAAAAGGATTGGATTATGAGACGATACAGGTTATCGATAACGTATATGGGGAGATAGTTCCTCTGATCAGGAACCTTCGTGGATTCGTCAATAATCAGGCGGCTGATTATTATGGCAGCAATAAGGTTGGTATGGTAGAGGATATGGATGATATATTACGTATGGCTGAGACATCCATGTCTGATATAAATGCTCTTCGAAGTGATCGTAATGAGGACTGGCTGGATGGACAGCTCAGGATGTTTAATATCCCGGAAAGATATTGGAATGGGATAAAGAAGTTGATAAATAACATCCATAAGGATATCAATGTCATGTCCCGGTTCTTTGGTACGCTGGAGCATAGTGGTAACGCTATTTTAGGTATGTTAGGCCAACGTCTAGCCAAGGCCCATAATGAAGCCCATACCGAGGGTATATCCAATATCAATAAGATGACTAGGATGATGAAAGAGCGTGGATGGGGGATAAAGGATAATGAGGATCTTATACAGAAGATAAATGGGAAGAACTCGGATTACCTTGACTCGTCCCGTGATTTCGCTAAATACGATTTGCTATACAGGACCGAGCAGGCTAAGGCTATTATCGATATATATGATCTTAAGAATGTTACGGGTAAGACCGAGAAACAGCTTATCGACCTTCTTCTATCCGATAGAGGCCTTAAGGTGAAGACCCGTGACGACATAGTAGGATATGACGGGGATAAGCCTATCACTAAGGAGGTATATCATATATTCAAGCCTACCATCCAGAATTTCGATATCTCGGACATGACGTTCGAGGATCAGCAACGGTATCTGGATACGATAAATAAGTGGTTGGATGAGAACCGGGAGAAACCTATGGTGCAGGCTTATTACGATAAGATCGAGAAAGTCAATAAGAAGGTCGAGGAAAGACTGGGTCGTAGGGTATCGCAAGCTACGTCCGATTTCATGACCCGTATCCGCAGGAGCCGGTATGTGGCTATGGATAAGTTCGTGAGGAACGGGAAGGTCGATTGGAAGGCGTTTCAATCCGATCCTATAGCTTGGAGATCTTATCTGGATATTTTACGTGATAGGGCTATAGCCAAGAGCGAGTGGTATTCCGATGGGACACCAAAGGAAGAGGGATCCGAGGCTCTGATGATGTCCGAGGAGATCAAGGCATGGGACGAGGCGTGGGCCGAGGAGTTCGGGAATACCAACGAGGGTCGTAAGGCTTCCGCCGAGTTCAAGGAGATACTTCGTGGGATAGAGCGGTCCGAGGGCGGCAAGGCTGCGTTTGAGTTCCTGCTAGCTGGCGGTCATCTTGGTTTCTCTAAGGATATGTGGGGATCCGAGGAGGGTGATTATTACGAGAATCTTGTTGATAAGATCACGGAGCAATCTGTATCATCATCAAGGATAGAGAAGGTAGAGGAGGCGATGGCGACAATAAACGAGATCAATGACCAGCTAAGGCCTTTGCTTATCCAGTACCGGGATAGCACGAGATACGGGGAATATGATTTCGATAGGTTACGTGGATCCGCCTCATTAAGAAAGATAAACGAGTTATATGATCGTCTGGCTGAGGCTAAGAGCGTTATTAACGCCGCCGCTTCCGCTGAGGATATTGAGATGGATATGCCTGATACGGTGGAGAGTGGAGTCACGGATTCCTACCGTAACGCTCTAAGGGACGCCATGGCGTACGACAATGGCATGGATGAAATTAAATTCGCCAAGGAGTATATGTCCGCCCGCTCCCGCAGCCAAGTGGAGCGGATGGCCTCCAAGCTATCCCGGAAGAACCCGTCATGGACAACCGTGGAGGTGGCGTTCTTTAGAAAGAAGTACGGTTCTGACTTCAACAATAAGCTGGCTAATGATATAGCTATGGGTAAGGCTAATAGTATACTTATCGAGTACGCCAGAACTCGGCTATATCCTTATATGAGAAAATACTCTCCCAAGGGGTATTTTGGCTTCGTCAGGAAGATAAATAACGGTACGTATAAGGTATCCGAGTTCTTTGATGCCATGGAAAATGGTATATCAAAGGAAGAGAGTGTATCCCGTTTCGGGTTCGATATTAATATGATCGATCTGACGATCAATAACCAGTGGCTTGATGAGGCTGACGCCGAGAGTTCTTTCCGTAATCCTAATTATAACCCCGATCTGGGTTATGGATATCATACGCCTAGGTTCGATAAGTACAAGAACGAGGCTTTCTTCAAGAAATACGGTATTACCAACGAGGGGGAGGAAGCTACGATCAATAAGGATAAGTGGGAGATGAGGAAGGAGCTGCTTAACATAAGCCGTAAGGCTATGGAGGATTATGATGAGCGATTCCGGAACATCTACCAAATACCACAGATATCCAAGGGCGGCGTGGAGAGGATGGTGCAGGCCGGGGTTGACCCGAAGGCGGCTATCGGCAACGCCGTACGTGATATCGTTGGCGAGAGGGTGGATGACCCTATACATGGTCAGGGACAAGACCTAGGAGGGCTTGATGAGAACGATAACAAATATCGTATGATCCCCAAATACTATCTTAGTAAGTTGGAGAACGCCGATGACGTGTCCCATGACTTCGCCTACTCCTATTCCATGTTATCCTTACAGGCCACCGCTTACAAGTATAAGAGGGCGGCCTTGGATGATGTCATGGGATATAGGAACATGATGCTGGAGACGCAATACGACGGCGGTAAGAACCCAGAGGCGACGCATGCCTATAGGATGTTCCAAGATTGGGTTAACGCCAGTATCTATGACGTCAGGATAAATAATAAGCGGGCGGAATGGAATATAGGTAATTATAAGGTCGATCTTAATAAGCTGGCTCTTATGTTTACTAAGTTCGTGTCCAAATCCAACCTAGGCTTCTCCCCGTTCGTCGCAGCTACCGGCGCCCTTACCGGGCAGGCCAACTTCCTTTTGGAGGGTATGGTAGGGCAGTATATAAGCAAGGACTCCATGAAATACGCCTATGGGGAAGCCCAGAAGCAGTTAAGTACGTACGTGTCGGAGATCGGGGATATAAACCGCACCAACAAGCTATATGTCGTTGGAGAGGCTCTAGGCGTGTTCAATGTCCGTAACCGTGTACGATCGGCAGCGTATAACAAAATCTGGAGAACCTTATTCCGGGACCTGCCGTTTAAGATGATGGAGGTTCTTAACTCCCCGTTGGATCCGCAGGTCATTATCTCGGTCATGGACGATACCCGCCTATATGAGGGCCAGTTCTGGTCATACTCCAATTTCAAGGAGATGATGATGAATGACAGGAATATGTCCGCTAATGAGGCTAAACGCGATTGGGAGCGTTTAAGGGATTATTCTATGTGGAACATGGTAGATGTCAAGGACGGAAAGATCGTGGCTAAAAACGAAGCTAATAAGGATATTATAGAAAGATACATACCTACCTTGTCCAGTAGGGTCAGGAGCATGGTGCAGATCTGCGACGGCGCCTTGAATGAGCAGAACCGGGTGGGGGCTAGCCGGAACGCGATCCTTAATATGGTGCTTCCTCATCGTGGATGGTTTATATTGGCCGTGCAGCGGGCATATAAGAAAGCCGGTTTTAATTTCCAGACCAACCAGTTCGAGGAAGGATATATGAGGACATTATGGCGATTGGCGGGGAATGTCTATAATACGATGTCCGAGGGTCGTATGGGAGAGGTGTATGACGTGCTTAAGGAGGAATATGATAAGCTTACACCTTATGAGCAGGTTAATATCAAGAGATCTATTATCAATATGGCGGTATTCGCCACGATGATGGCTATAGGAAGGGCCTTGATGGGATATAGGGAGGATAATGAGGATAGCTGGTTCGGGCAGTTCATTACCTATATCGGGTTCAGGACGATCAATGAGATCGCTTCCCAGACATCCCCGTTCATGGAGCTTAACGCCATAGATATGCTGCAAGATCCGCTGGTTACGGCCCGGAAGTTAGGCGATCTCACCGATCCTCGGAACTGGGATCCGTTCGCTACCGTCCAGACCGGCGTGTATAAGGACGAGAGCAAGCTATGGAGGCAGCTCATGAAGTTCTCGTTTGGTAAGCAATGGTATAATATCAAGACGGCTAGGGATATTAAACAGACATCCGACTACTGGCTGATGACCAACGGCATGACGATGGGATTCTTCCTAGGTGGTAGGAATAAGGATGAGTCCGGGGAGGACGCTAATTGGTATTTTGATAGAGGAAGATAGCTGATATAGTATGACAAAAAAATAGCCAGTCAATTGTTTAAGACAATTTGATTGGCTATTTTTGTATTCCTATCTATCCATCTCGGACGGATGGGAATAAATATTCTATTCATGAATGCAAATGTAAGCATTTATTAGGATTCTTCAAATAGCCAAAATTAAATTATACAAAATAAATATAAATTATTGTTATTTCGGTTTGTAGCATAAATATTATGGTTATATTCGCATCATGAAACAATGGATGACGGGATCTCACTTCAAGGTCATTCAATGTGTAAGATATTTTTGGCTCATTAGGATTTGTCGAGGTGAGATCCGGCATTTCCTTTTGAGCCTATTTTTTTATATTATGGATAATCTTGTTTTTATTAATGGATCTAATGATGTTTTGACAGACAGCTTGAGAGTAGCTGCTAAATTTGAGAAGGATCATAGCAAAGTTATAAGATCTATAGATGATTTGTTAGAAAAGAGTTATGTTATTGATACTGAATGTAATCCAAAAATGGATTTACATAAAATGTTTTGTTTATGCTATGATGACATACCTCAACCTAATGGTGGATTTAGAAAATCCAAAAGATATGTAATGAATAGGGATGGATTTACTATACTTGTTATGGGGTTTACTGGTAGCAAAGCTATAAAATTTAAATTGGAGTACATGAATGCTTTTAACGAAATGGAGGCATCCATAAAAAAGAATCTTCCGCATAATTACATAGAGGCATTAGAGGCGTTGTTGGCATCCGAGAAAGAAAAGCAGGCGTTAGCTGAAGCCAAGAAAGCGGTAGAGGAGGCTAAGAGAATATCCGACAATATTATCAAAGAACAAGCTCCTAAAGTAGGATTTGCTGAAACAGCTATTATGGCCAATGACAAAGGTGATGATATGTTGATTCGTGATGTTAGGAGAGAACTTGAGTCTCATGGATGTGATATAGCGGAAAGATCGTTAAGAGAGTTTTTACAAGAGCAGGGTTTCTTTTACAAGAATAAAAGAGAATGGATATTAACAGAGAATGTTATGAAGAAGGGTTACGCACATTACAGATACAATACGGATACCGGGATCAGGAATACGGTTTATATGACCAGAAAGGGATTTGAGAAAACGTTATATAATATCAGGAATATACCTAAATCAAGAGAGTCTTTTATCTCTTTCGGTGGCAAGATATTTGATTAAAGCAAGAGAAGGATAGGCGATTATCATCCTATCCTTCTACTGTTATCAGCCCTTATACTTATCCACAAAATCATCTACATCCATATACTCACATCCGAAGTTCTCCGCCGTCTTCTTATCGGAGTCGGAGAGCTGTCCTTCTTTCCCGGAAGCGTCCCCGATCATCAATATAGTATCCTTATAATAAATACTCCTCTATTTTCTTGGCCATGTCAATAAGCATTTCGCATTTAAGGTCGTTAAACTCCTTGCAAAACCTCATGTCTTCCTCATGCTTTTCCTCAGGTGATCTATTGTCGTTTATGCTATAACATGGTGACGAATACACGGGGATAGGTTTCATGGCCTCTATAGCCAATTTAATAGCCTTTTCTTTGATATCGCTCATACTATTTTCTTTTTGTGCCCAGATCATGCCGCTATGAAGGCAATTAGGATCATTATTATGCTCTATTGAACAAACTCCTTCGTCATAAAAACAACATCCCTCACAACTCTCTTCTTTTATCTCAGGGATAGCTATGTATTTTTCCCCTTTATATATTTTAACTTCTCCTTTTCTTAACTTACTCATCTTATCAAATTTTTGTATCCCACTTTCTTCAACTGCTCTTCGGTAGCTTTCTTCTTCGGGAACTTCCCGTGCCATTTACCGGGCACCACGACATCACGCCCGTCTGGGCTGGTAGCCAGCCTCCCGCATTCGCTGCACAGCCCCATGCCCTTGTACGGCTGTAGTTCCTTGGCATAGTCAAATTTATCCACCATATACTCGTTTGTCAACATCCAGTAGCTAGACGTGGCGGTATTATCAACACAACCGCATTTAGCGCATACAAATAAGCTCATATTTTAGTATCGTTAAATGTCGTTATCCTTATCATCGTCAATCCTCTCCACTTTAATTGTTCCCATATCGCCTGAAGGTAACGTAATACCGCTATACACGTTATTCCAGTTCTCGTCAATGGCCAACTGATGTAATATCGACCTATATATTTGGTAGGTGTTGCCGATAAGTCTCTTCCTGTTTATCTTATCCTTACTGCCTCCATCGTACCCTATATGCTCAAAATCCGCAAGATCTGGGAACAACCTTCTTCTTATCGCTCGTGAGTTATTGACTATAAAGCTTCTTATCCCCAGCGATTCCGTCCTATCCATATCATTTATCAACGTACTTGTCGTATGTTGTAGATTCATGTCACCCACCGCAAATCTACTGATGTCTTCCACGCATTGTGAGATCAACATCAGTTGCTCCCTTGTTAGGGTTATTTTGTAAAGTTGCTTGTCATTTATAACCATCTATTTGTTCTTTATATTAATTACCTCCATTTTATACTTCTCTGGGTACTCTAGGCATGTGCATACTACTAAAATAGAATCATTCAACATGGTTGCCTTATTACCCCTACTATCCACATAAACAGTTTTAGGATAACAATCAACATCTTCTTCTTTTTTATCTTTACATCCTATCATGATAAGAGATAGGATAATAATACTTGCTTTAATTTTTGCCATAGCAGTTCCATACCATTCTTGTATATCACGTCTCCTCATATCTTTTTACTATTCCGCACAGTTCAGTCGTATTATATTTACGTATAGCCGTGAATATATATTCCTTTTTACAATCCCAGCATTTTATCAGTCTTTCTGATCCACATTTATTATCCTTGTAGAAGAAGCAGCCCCTACATGGTTCATTATGATCGTAGCTTAATACCACAAGCAGCTCCATGCCATTCTTGTATATCACGTCACCTTCTTTCATTTCGTCTATTTTATTAATTTCATTATCAATATGGTAAAGTTGGATATTATCCATACTACAGATATCCAGAATGTTATACTTAACATAAATCCTATATTCTTAGGTATAGGATCTATTCTTCTGAATGTTAAGATCATGTATATAAATGTCTTTATGTTCACAATTTACGATATTTTTCTATATAGTTAACTATTAAATCTTTAACTCCTTTTGGGACATCTATTAGTTTAAGGTTGCCTTGGAATATATCCTTGCCGTACTCGTCCATGATCTCTCCGAATGAAGGATTCATGACTCTTGTTGACATAGATATCGGTTGATCAGTGTCAAATTTGATAACGATCTTCTTTCCGCCGTTTATCGCCTTTTTAAAAGCCACGTAAAGCTTTCGACCTTTTATTATATCACAATTCCCTTTCAGGATATTAGACATATGTATGACATGCTCTTTCTTCGCATCTTCAGGGTTGTCCATAAGCTTAAGATCTCCTCCGGTATCTCTCCATTTCCTGAAGCACGGGAAACATAGACCGTGATTTGCCTTGGCGTGTCTAGGTATCATCCTGCTGCTGCCGGCCGGGATCGTATCGCCACAGCAGATACACGTCCTATCCTTGTTGGTGCGCATCGGCACATAGCTCTTTATTGGGTATTCTTTTCTTTTATACATCTTCTTCTGTTTTCAAAATTATCATCACCATATTCATAATTAGGACAAGCCTTATTGCTTGGGCGTCTCGTATAAGTCTTTTGCTCCCTATCATATTTCCTGTTAGGGTTTATATAATGGTCGCACACTTGCCAAATAGAGCAACATACTTTCCCGTATCTTTTCGCCCAATCATTATCATGCAGATGTACGCATGTAGAGCAAGTCGGATTCTTAAGCTTATCCTTGTTATCATCTATGATCTTATTGACCCGATCAAGAATAACATGCATTTTTTCAATATTTATGACGTTAAATGCGTCTGGGCATGGAAGATATGTCATTGAGCTTATATCTATGTCCATTTCCTTGGATTTATTGTAAGCTGATTTGTATTTCCTTCTCATCAAATCCTTTAATTGATTTACTTTTCTCTCATAAGTCCCCATATTTCACTCAGTTTTCCATCCTTGTTTTTTCAATAGATCCACCATCATCTCCTTTATCTTAGGGCTAATGGCTTCGGTAAGTATATCAGCGGCCAAGTTAATAGAGAAGCTTGTCATTCTAGATTCTCCTATATACTTCTCGCTGGTAACTTCTTTCACATAGTCGTGAATATCCTTGATCATTTCATTTTGAGATCTTAGGAGATCCAGTATCTTATCGAGTTTATCATTCATCTTTTTTCTCGAATATACCTGACAATAACCAGAAGACCACTATCAAAAAGAAAAATAGCCCAAGAGCCTCATCCGGATAATCATGCATCGCCTCTAAGATACTTCTCATAACTTAACATCCATTTTACCGATTATACGATAGAAAATATCCCTAGTCAGCTCAATATCGTAAGTAGCGTCATGAAGCTTATTCTCGTCGATCTCAATACCCATAGTTCTGGCTACGGTCATCAACTTAAAGTTCTCCATATCGTTTCTTACGCCCATCAGGAACGGTGTTACCATAACATATACATCCATACAGTTAGGATAGAACCATGATCCGAAATACTTATCCCCACATTGCTGGAATAAAGCCCGTAGGAAGCTGTTATCGAATCCAGCGTTGTTATACCCCACCAAATACATTTTATCCCTCTTATCGAACTTATTCACGTATTTGGATAATATACCAACTAACTGCCTGTACCCTTCTTCCATAGGCTGATACGACTGCACTTGCTCCAAGGTAACACCAGCCACATCCAGCGCCTCTTGCTCTATCGTGGCGGCAGGGTTCGGGGCTAGGCGGATGTCGAACCTCTCAGTCTCCTGCCCGTCGATATCCACGATCCCTCCTATTTGGTGTATTCCGTTTCTCCAGAACTTAACCCCGGTTGTTTCTAAGTCGAAAAATAATAATTTGCTCATATCTATTGATTTTTAAAATGTTCCTTAATCTTCTCCAATGCCTCATAAGACAGATAGCTGTTTATGGCCTTATTGCTATTTACTTTCATCAACTCATCAAACAGATCTTTAGCCAGTACTTTCCACCGTTCTCCCCAATCACGGAGATTCTCGACCTTTGACCGTATATCCTCGAAATAAGAATCTACGTCTGATTTGATTGATTTTGAATAGTATTTAACATCCTCCTCATCCCCATCCATAATATAATCACATTGTGTCCTGATATCTTTTATATGGCTATCTATATCACTGCACATATAATCAACAGGTTTACGTATATTGAATATCGCTTCTGACGTAAGACCGGTTATATCTTGTATGTCTTTTAAATTACCCATGATTTAATCAATTAAATACCAACCATCCACCTGCAAATCCCATTGCGAAAATAGATAAGATTATAGATGTGAATAATATCCAATCTTTTGCGCTTAGCTCATTATTATCTCTCTTTATTTTCTCAAGATAATCATATATAGCTGTATAAACAGCATGGTGAATATTCGCGTCTCTAGCCCTTACGATATTATCATATTCATTATATCCTAGATTATGGGTGGCGCTTTCGATCCTCGTATTCCCCGTAACTTTTTTGTTTACATCAAAATCGAAACTAAATACCATATCAGTGGTTAGAGCGCTGGCGATTTTGCTTTTTATCTCATCATTACTGAGATTAGCATCGTGCACTAATCGCTCATAGTCTTTATCGTCAAGAATTATCTGTTTTTTAATGTTCATATCCCTAATATTTCTGCTACATAAACAAATCCATAACATATATAATTATCAGCGTCATGCTCCCTATAATCAACATGCCAAATAACAGCGCACGGGAAATATAATGGCATATCCTCAGCCATAGGATCCTCTTTGAGGTCATCAATGTTTATCTTCTCCCTCCACCTCCACAGGTCTTGGATATCGTTCAAAATTAATTTCTCCATAACTATGACGGATGTTAGATGTTAGTAATTCAATAGCTAAGCTGATCATGGCTCCCGCTTCAGTAAGTTGATTCATTTGGGCGTACACCCTGTGCTCTGCGCTACGATAAGCCTCTCTACTACTTATGGTGTCTAGTAAATCATCTATAGCGTTTCTAAGAAGATCGGTCATCCCATGCCCTCCTATACCCTTGAAATAATAAATATCACGACCAGCGTAAAACATGTCCTGATATCTTTTAGCCACGTACTCTATTCCGGATAGATGGTATTTCTCATTGTCTATCTCCACCTCTCCTTTCTCTATAGCCCTCAACAACTTCCAATCTATCGTTACATAAGTTTCACGATTTTTTACCTTTACATAGGCATATCCGCCATAATGAGAACCCAGCGTCCTCATCGTAAGTTCATTGACTTTTTGTTTGTCTCCATCCATAATAATCTGGTTTTTAATGTTGATACAAAAGTAAGATTTAAACAAAAATAAAAGCATGAATAATATAAAAATAATATTAATCATGCTTAAATATAAATATATCCCTTCTAGTTCTCACGGATATACGTATTCGTACTCATCTGGAGGGGATGTCTTGTATTCAACATCGCACTCCATAGTTGTAAATTTCATAGAAAATCATAGAAATAATTAAGATATTCTACTCCATTTTAGACGCTTCAACACAACTGGCAACCCGGCTGCTCTGCGTCCGTATAGCCGCATCAACTCCTACGGCTTGTATGTTTATCGCTGCGTTGAGATCCCTGTCGATCTCCATGCCGCAATCTTTGCAGACAAATGTTCGATCCGATAATTTCAGATCTTTATTCTTCCAGCCACATCTTGAACAGGTTTTCGAGGATGGGTAAAAACGATCTATAACAATCAGTTCTTTACCATACCACCTACACTTGTATTCAAGTTGGTTACGGAACATCGAGAAAGAAGCATCATATACAGAACCGGCAAGTTTGTGATTCTGTAGCATACCGGAAGCATTTAGATTCTCAATACAGATAACATCGTAATTATTTACCAGCATCGTGGTCAAATTATGCATGTACCATGAACGCTTGTTGGCTATATCACGATGAAGTCTTGATACTTTTAGCCTGCATTTGTTTCTTCGATTACTTCCTAATTTCTTTCTTGATAAATGCCGTTGCATCCTTTTTAACTTCGCTTGGTTCTCACAAAGAAAATGGGGATTCTCAACAGCAATCCCATCAGATAATGTAGCTAATGTCTTAATCCCTAAATCAACTCCGACTGTTTTGCTAGTTTTCTGTTTGTAGCACTGTTCTGTTTCTACAAGAACTGATACGAAGTATTGACCAGCACGGTTCTTTGAAACGGTACAGGAGATAAAACGAGCGTTGTCTGGAACTTCACGATCAATAACAATCTTAACCCATCCGATCTTTTCGATCCGGATCTTATTGTCAGCGATTTTAAACTTCGGGAATGGCAACCTAAACGACTGGTTGTCATGTTTATTTTTATAATTCGGTCTACCTGATTTCTCTTTCCTGTTATTGTTGAAGTACTGTCTTGAGAACTCGATAAAGTCTCGTTGCTTCTGCTGTAAGGTAGCTGCCGATACTTCATTTAACCAGGGTTTTTCAATAACAAGATCCGACTTTGTCGGGAATTTCGGATTAGGGTTTGTTTCTTTATCGTATGAGTTAAATGAGTCAACACAAGCATTCCATACAACACGTACGCATCCGAATGTTTTTGCAAGAAGTTCTTCTTGTGTTTTGTTCGGATACATACGATATTTATATGAACGCTTTATTAGACTCATCATCAATTCATTTTAATATATTAAATATACAAATAATTCTATGATTTTACAATGGATTACTATCGATTTTGTAATTATTTAATCATACTTGTCTCCTCTTCTGTATACTAACGCTACCCAACAGTCATATTTTTTGCTGTATCCTAAAAGGGGAACATTTTCCATGGGAGGATTATCCTCCGTTTTGTACCTTATTCTTGCTGTTTGTTTTATACTCATATAATCCATTTTTTAATAATGTTGTCATCAGTGAAAATAATGTGTCTATAAGAAGTCTCTCGCTACTCCAATATATAGGGATCTCGTCTATATCTCTATACGCTACAGACCATGCATGTTTTAGCTTATAACATTCTAATGTACAACCCTCTATCTCATATGGGAGCAAATTCAGCAACGTGCCTACATCCCAAACAGGGTTGGATACGTCTGGGGTAACGACCTCCGCAAGGCTTACACGGCCCGCGTTATCTTCCATAGAATAAAGTCTATCTACCCCACATGACCTGTGGCCGCTGGCAGTAGAGATAGGGAGGCCGGCCTCGACCAGCACCCTCCCCTGTTCTTTTGTGGTGAATATTCTTTCCTTCATAATTTCATTTTCCTTTCTACCGTAACGATCGTATCATTATGCCATCCCCCATGAGCCACGAGAAGAATCTCCTGCTGCTCGAAGCCAAGCCCGGTCCCTATACCGCCGGAGTTCCACGCGCAGGTAATGACCACCCCTCCTTTCTTGGTGATCCTAGCTATCTCCTTCTTCTGCTTAGCCCAATAACTAGATTGTGTTGTTTGCATATCAACAGCACCTCCAAGTCTTTTATACGACTCGGATACCTGTCTCGTGGAATATGGTGGATCATATAGTACCATATCAGCTATATTATCCTTAAGACCACACAGGAAGTCCGTGGCGTCCTTATGATACATAGCCTTAGTCTCAGGATCAAGATCGTTGGTTATCGTCCCTATATCGCTGTTTCTGGCGAATGGATCCACTATAACCATTCCGTCTTTTTTATATCTATCTATAAGTTCTCTTATCGGTTTTATGCTGAATGTCTCGCTGTTCGGCATTGACCATTTCTTGTTTATAATCATCCCTTAATTCTGTTTTAAATTTAAGCTTCATAGTACTTCTAGGTACAGGATCGCATATGTCCTCCCACCAATTCTTGTGTCCTTTTGGTGGATGTATATCCTTTTTCCATGAAGACCCCTTAACTGTCTTGATTCTTCCGTATGGTCTCATTTTGCTCGTGTTTACCTTCACATGTCACATTAGTATCCGTTTCTGATGATCCGAACATAAGCTCATCAGTAATTTTGCGAAATTCCTTTACAATATCATTTATCTGCTTACGTTCGATGCTTCTTAGCAAATGGGCTATCACATCCACTGTCCATCCGCTACCCGTTAAAGACATGGCCGTATTCGGGGCTATCCCGTCAAGGTAATCATCCGGCAATGTCTGTAGCCTACACATCTCCATCGGGGTAAGGTACCTGAATTTGTCTTTCATATCAAAGGCGTTAGGATATCTTCCGGGAGGTAACGATGAGATTACGTTATCTTTCATAACCGTTGTCAGGCAATTACTTTTCTTGATGGGAGTGGTATTCTTATCTTTTCTTATCTCCAGACATTGCGTTATTTTTATGTCCTTGTCACAATCCTTTCGATACCCGTCCTCTCCTATCCTTCTACCGACAATGGTCCCTATATATCTCCCTCTTATGGCTCCCGGATTCCAACCCTTGTTATGCTCTAGAATATCATCCAATGATATATGCTTGTCTTTCGGCATTTCTACGGACCAATTGCACCAATAAAGACGATGCCGGGTCTGTGCCGAGACCAAGGCGCTATCGATCTCCACCGGCTCCACGCCAAGCTCCTCGGTAATCACCCAGCGGTGCTCATCCCGCATCCGGACGTTCTCGCCCAAGAACAGGACCTTACCTTTGGTCTCCTTCCTTAAATGCTTTACAATGTCCGAGAAGCAAAAGAAAAGCCTTCCACGAGCGTCCATGAATCCTTTACCCTTACCTGAGCTAGAGAAGCTCTGGCAACAGAACCCTCCCATGACCAGATCTATGTCTTTCCAAGGGATATCCCATGTTCTCCAGTTATTAACATCCCCTAATTGAATAATATTAGGAAAATGTTTTTGACTTACCTTTATGCATGTCTTGTCTATCTCTGAGGCATAGTAAGTCCCAATAGGTATACCGGCTCTTTGTAATGCTAGATATCCACATGATATCCCATCAAACAATGATAATACATTCATATTGTTTATCGTTTATTTATGCAATTCTATAGCAATTGTATCATCAAAATGATCATTGACTATATCTCCCTTCTCTTTTATAGACATATCAGATAAAGAGGCAGGGTAGGATGTTATATAATCATTCGTATTTATAACAACCCTTATTTCCTTACTCTTATCCTTGACAAGCATCAATTCGTCTATCAAATCTTGTACTGTCATATTTTTATCCGCTTTCATAAATCCCATTTTTATTTACTTTCATGGCCAAAAATATCCTTTTCGGCTATACGTAATATACATTTGTGTATCCCCGGCAAGACCTTAACCAATTTTATACCAAAATTTTCTCCCCTTTTAACAAAAGTCCATTTACCGTATATGACCCCATGTATCATATGTTGTATTATCTCCTTGCTATCTGTCAAGAACACTTGATAATAGACGCTACTGGCATAATTAAAATCCTCCCCATGATCATCCGCTGGTCTTAATATCATTACAGCAGAAGAGCATCCACGGACGAATCCGTAGATTTCAAGGCATTTGTCAAACTCATAATTATCACGTTCCTCATCATGAACATCCTTAACCCATTTACATGGTCTCCCGTCTTTAAACGGGATCTTTAACTATTTCTTTGCCATCTTTTAAATTATATTATAATGTTAGGTAATTATATACAAGTTTACACCATATTTTAGTCTCCATGTCTTATTTGTTAAAAGAGTAATATAGATATAAATACATAAATTGAATAGGGCTATTCACCATGCCCTTATCAGTAGGATCATCGTATTTGTCAAGCCAAAGACGAAGCGCCTCCCAATCGATATCCTTACGGTCACATACCATGCAGGCTAGGTTAGCCCCGAACAGTTCCCCGTCGCCGCCCAGCGACTTGTTAAACCTCTTGGCTAGTCTTTCCTTGAATCCCTTATCATACCATATCCCGGAAGTAGCGGCATAGCAATAATAAGCGTTGTACTTCATTTTCACGCCCATCCTATCAAATAAAGACGTATGCCATATCCGATCCAGAAAGAACACTATTCCACGATATATGAAAGTCCGGAGATTCTTCCTGTATTTCTTCCCTAAGAAGCTATCCACGCAAGATATAGTCCCGCCTGAATAGTACCAGTTATTGGCACCTCTCTTGACCTTATCCGTCATCTTGAACTTATTCTTTCTATCCTCTACCCTATCCCAAGGCTTTAATTTATCCTCATTAAATGTCGGGCAATAATGATAGTAATGATTGATCCATGACAGATATGGGTTGTATATCGTGTATCCATTATCGCTGACATATGAGTTCATATCATACCCAAGTTCCTTGGCTAGAATAGATCCCTCATCAGCTAATACCTTTAATATCGGATTTAAGTTCCATATCTGATCTTGGCTAACAAACATCGAATAGCATGGGTCTTCATCCTCTCCATACCATCCACCCATCCCGCTCACTATTTTATCCAAATCAAGTGAATAATCTTTCCCGGATGAAAAGTCATCTCTAAGAAAAAATCCTCTATATGGGATCATATCATATATACCCGGTTGATCCTCAAACATATGTTTAGCGTTCTCGGTCAATCTAATCAATGTTTGTAAGACAGAAGATATATCTATGGGTGCATATTCACACCTATAGACCTTATTATTTATCCAAAGATATTGAAGAAGCTCGGCTATATTAATAGTCCCGTCCTCTACATATCCTGTCTTGTTATCGAAGTTTATTTTGGCTAGAGGTATATTACTTCCTTGTGGTTGGTCACTTTTTTCATTACAACAATGCACGAACCTGTCAAAGAATATATCTTTCCAACCAAAATATTTATCCCTTATCGTCATAAGCCTATTTCTTGTCGTATAACGACATGACGTTAATAAGATCAGCTTTTCTGGCCATCCCTTCAAGTTTATTAAAGCCATCCATGTTATCTCCACTGACGATGATAGTAGGATATACCTCTATACCGTACTTGGATATTTCCTCCTCCGCGGCCTTGTTCTCCGGGATCTGGTTTAACGTGACCTCACCCTCATACTCCTGTAATGTGTTGGCGATAATATATCGCATGTAATCGCTGTACTCAGCGTCTTTCTTCGTGAAAAAATCAATTCTTACCATTTTTAAATAGTTTTTAATCTGTTAATAATTAAATCAGCAGTAAATATAGCATTATCTACCTCATCTATACCCATCTTCCTTCCATCGAAATCGTTAGATAATAAATCCTTAACAATTTGATATCTACGCTGCTCCCAATTTATGTCTACATTAAAATTCAGATACCTTACATAATCATAATTCAATTCATCATAACTATAATTGAGATACTTAACTATCGGAAATGGAGTATCATCATAAATAGTGCGCTTGATTAAATCAACGTATTTACCGGTTTTTTTATTAATAGCTCTTAATCTCTCATCTACTACTCTTTCTCCTGACTCTTCCATTCTATAAGCCCTTTGTTATGTTTATCGTAATATAATAATGCTATAGCGTTCCAGCATACGGCGGATAGATGCATGAATCCCTCCTTATCATATCTCTCCCCTTTCGTATAAGCGACCAAGTGTCTCATGAGTGCACCTAGATAACGATTGAACCCATCAGGTATATCTTGCCATGAGTTATCAGCATACTTCTTGGCACCTTCTGTATATACCCTCACGATGTCTTCTATCTCAGCCAAAGGAAGGAGGTCCCACCGGAGTTTGCCGTCGACCCGGTCGTTCTTCCCGCTGCCGTCCTTCCCGACGAACGGTGCGTCTGTCGTTTCCCACTCATTGGTATTACATAGACCCTCGCCGATAGGGCTATAATCCGTAAGATTATCGACCGTTTCCTCATCAATAATCCTTAATTTAATAGCCCTGTTTAATGATACAACCATTTCCTCGTCAGCCCAAGCATATTCATATGATGCTTTAAATAATGGGCATAATTTCATCATTCCTGTACGATCGGCGGTTTCAAGTACCTCAAATACCTCACCGTCATAAACAACCTTGTCGTATTTGCTAAATTCTTCTTTCATCTTAAATTCCTTTTTGCTTTATTATTATTACTGGATCATCATTAAAAGGAGACAGTATTCCAATATGCAGCAATATGCTTCGCTCATCCCCATCATTCTTTTCTGCTTTAAAGCCATTGATAACACATTTGTCACTAGATATAATAAAACCGCTTGTATCAGGATTATTTTCAATTGTAGCCCATCCCTTTTTAACTGATTCATGATTCCTTAGTTTATCAGCATCATCTTTCGTTAACCAATATTCCTCAAAAACAGTATCCGGATATTTGGTCTTTATTTCCTCGTAAGTATCATACCATGTCATATTTTCATGTTTTAGATTAATAAAATTCGCTAAGATCCCTGCATTCTGGTGTCTCACCTGTTATGGAATAAAGCTCACCAGATGATAGATATACGCAATGCGAGGTCTTCCCGTCCCTCCACTCGCTTTGCTTCGTAATCCCGCAAATAGCGCAGCGTTGGATCCCCGGGCCTGCCTTTACCCACGAGTGCCGTACGCTCCTCTTCCTTGTCCTGTTGGTGTCGTCAAGTTTTCTCATGATTAATCCTCCAAGGTCGTTACAATTTTATCTTTCCCGATAATAACCTCATTCCCGCTCCTTACATCAAAGCATTTCCCCTCATCTGCCTCCTTGAAATAAAGAGCGCCATTGTACTCGAACAAACCGAAGCCATAATCGTCTAGCTTCATTTCGTTAAGTCTCTTGAATTTGTATATTTTCCCCATATTTTCTGTATTTTTTATATTTTGTATTACTAAACACATCAAAAAGATAGATAAGATCGCTGCTATTATCCCTCCATAAAATTTAGTCGAATCATTCTTTTCATTTCCTTCTACTATCAAATAGATAGAACACGCCATTATTATAAAGGTAGATCCTAGTCCAATCATAACATTTTCTTTGTTTTCAAAAACTCCATCATATCCTCTGCGCTAAGCTGGAAGCCTGCCGCCGCCTTATGACCTCCTCCCCCGGGATAGGCTTTATGTGCCAGCGCCGAGACATCCACCTCCTCTTTGGTGGTATAGAATGAACATCTAAAGAATCTTCCGTTCCAGCAAAATGGCATCATCAGATCATGTCTCTTAGGGTTATACATAGATTCAAATGTAGTAGAGTTAAACTCCGTAGTATTCATACATATCGCCTTGTATCCAAATATATCTGCCTCGAATGAGAACATCTTCATTTCTCCTCTGTTTTTCTCGATGATATATTCTATTATGGCCTCGCCATTTCTTATCATATCAGAAACAAACTCGCCATTCGCCTTGTTTAGCACCTCCCTGACCATGTCAACGTCAAGCCCGCAATACCCTCTCATCCCATATTGGAATGAAAGAACGTCACTCCATTCGAAGCGATCATGATCCCATACATCATAAGCGCTCAATAATTTTACCACGTCAGGGGTTTCGATATCATCGAAAAGATATTCCCACGTAAGCTCACAAGCCGCCGTTCCGATACGTCTTTTGCCTTTGACATTATAGTCCTTCACAGCTTCTATCGCCGTCTTATGGTGGTCTATCCATGTGACATCTATCCCCTTGTCTTCCCATTCGTCGAATAAGAATCTCGTTCTATCGCCAAATGACACGTCAACTACAAACACCTTATCATATTTATTCACGTCAGGTATTTCCTTGCCGTAATTGTAAGGAAGAAGATCAATGTCCCCTTTGAAATACTTTTTTACTATAGCCGCTGACATTACTCCGTCAAGATCAGCCTCATGATATATACATCCTGTCATAATCTGTTGTTTTTGATTAAAAAATCTATGTATTCTTTTATATCCTTGTTCCTGTCATTATCCCAGTCAAATGTCTCGTTTATGAATTTGAAATACGATACTGGAATCGAATGAAACATCCATCCACAATACTTGCCGAATGTCATCACCGTAGATCCAAGGGGATGATCCGGCCTTCCGGGAACAGGGGCGGCGGTTACGCCCTGCGCCAGCCCCCTCCTACGATCTTTCTTGGCGGCTTTGATATCCAGATCTGTTTTCGTTACCTTATCCCCCATCGGGATATTAGTTATTAGCTTATCGCCGATAAACATTCCCCATCCATACCCCTTGTAGTTCTCTATACTAAGTTTCCTTATATCACCGAACCTTGACGAGTTGTTACAACAATCAACGACCAAAGCACTATCCTTTCCGTCTTTTATACGGACTGCCCTTCCAAGCCACTGATAAAACGACGAGAACGAGAATGTCGGCCTTCCTACTATCACGCAATCCAGACCCGGATGATCGAATCCCGTACCGAGGGCGGAATAGTTGAACACTACCTTCGTCTTACCCGACTTGAACCTCTCAACTATAGCCTCACGCTGCTTCTTTGGCGTGCCTCCGTGAACCACCTCCGCCATGCCGGCACATATCTTGGCGTTCATCCATTCGGCGGCAGTATTGCAGCTCTCAACAGAATCCATAAACACCAGTATAGATCTACATACGTCTTTTAATACCATCAATCGACGCAAAATAAGGTTGTTTAAGCCATTTTTTCTAACCGCCTCACTAATAGATTCAGCCGTATATTCAGAGCCGTTAGAATTAAGTTTAAGGGCATCTCCATTGAAATCCCATGTCTCATACTTAAGAGGCGTCCAAAATCCTTGCCTTATCATCTCCTCTACCTGTATCACGTGAATCAGATTCTTGAAATATACTGGTCTCATACGAGTGATGAAATTAAGTTGGGAATATGATGTCTGTCCTATCGACATGTTTTTAAGTCTACATGGCGTGGCCGTAAACCCTATCACCTTTCTCGGCTTCAGCTCATTCATGAATGTCATGAACTCACTGCCGTCTTCAGGACTGTATCCGGCATGAGCCTCATCTATCAACACGTTCCTGATTCCCATCTCCTTAAGCTGACTAACAACCTTCTTGATAGATCCTAACGTGGCGTATATCATATTAGACAGCTCTTTCTTGCCAAAGGAAGCGGAGTAGATGGTAGCCGGTATGCCATACGACGTTATCTTGTCGTGGTTCTGTTGTAGCAACTCTTTTGATGGTTGTAAAATCAGCGTCTTATCTCCCATCAATCTAGCCGCTTCTGCTATCAGCAGTGACTTACCGCAACCTACAGGACCTACGATCAATACCGGATCATGTCTATCAGAGTTTATGTAATCGGAGATACTTTTAACGCATTCCTCTTGATATGGTCTTAATTTGTAAATCATTTGGATCTGTAGTTATCAAAAACATCTTTCACGTACTCTAATCTTATCGCACACTCCCGACCATCGTCCATTTTCACCATCAAAGTCTCTTTGGTCTTGCTTATGGCTATTACCTCTCCTGTTCCTATCTGGGTATGGACTATATCGCCTAGCTTTATATTACATTTGATCATGGTCAAGTTTTTTATTAAATTCCTCTATCTTACTCCTATCTGTCTCTTTGGTCATCTTAGCCTCTTCCTTGAATATGTCATACCCTTCTCGGATATTGTCTCCAACCATATTCTCTATCATCTCCCTTAACTCATCGCTTCTTACGGCGAAAGATATCTGAAACGATTTACTTGTACCTTTCATTAGATAATCAATCTCCTTCTTGCATTCTGTCATCAACCGATCCAGATTATCGAATTTAACGAACTTAGAGTTGCCATTGGCTTTCCTTACCCCATCCTTGAAATCCTCCAATATCCCGTTAAACACATCTGCCATACACATCATGGAATGTAGCCATACCAGCATATTGAATTTATATTCATTATCAGCGTTGTTCATCAAACTCACCAAAGACTCGCTTTTTGTCAACATGATCTTCGATTCCCGGTCTACGATATCCTTTATCTCCTGCCGGTATCTCATGGCGCCAACGAAATCCATCTTAGAATAACATTCATTTGATTTCTCTACCAATTTCCTGATATCCTTTCTAGACATCAGAAGATCCAATACCTGTTTTTCTCTTTCGTTTTTATCCATAATCGTTTATTTATTGACACAAATATAATTAAAGCCTAGATATTTACCTAGGCTTTTTAATAAAGTTAATCTTTTTTATTCTTTCTTTTTGACTCGTCCCAATCCGATGAGTACCTACATGTTCCTTGTTTATGGATTGAAAAATCGCACCAAAAACACAAGGGCTTGGGGCGGGGTTCAAGGCAGGCCGGCTGGCGTCCCATGAGGTAGCGCTTCTCGTACTTATACCCTTGTTTGGCATCGTCCCAAACGTGAGCTTGATAGCTATCTATTTTATTTGTCTCGAAATCATACATATCAAGGAGGATATCGTTAAGCTCCTTGACCGACCTCTCTACTTTCTCCTTATCTACTTTCACGTTCTGATTGTCCAGTATGCGGGTAAAGAAATAGCTGCACATATCCGGCAATACCTTATATTTTCTGAGTATGTAAAAGGCGTATATCGGATGCTGGAGATTGTGAAGCAGCTTATCCTTATCGAATAACTTTCTCCCGGACTTCCAGTCTATCGTATACATAGCTGTTCTGTCTTTTGTCTTATACTCACCTCTCCAGTCTACTGATCCTATGATATGTACCTTATCGTACGTAACACCATCCAAAGTAAGGGGCTTGGGCAACTTATAGGGCAGGACGAAGCCCTCCTCCACGCCGGCCGGTCTCGACCCCCGGATCACCTTCTCCATTGGCGTAAGATCGGACCATGCCTTCTTATAATTGCCAGCAGCATCCTTCTCAAACAACCCCACAATCCATCTTATTAGCCTAGCCGCATGTTGCATGGACTCGATTTGGGATTTTACGCTATCGAAAGGAATCTGCTCTATATCGGCGTAGTAGTTGAATGCCTTGCTCATATCCTCATAAGAAGGTCTGCATCCGTTCTTGAAGAAATACTCCATCGTCTGATGGATAACCGTGCCATATGACGTAGCCTCATGCTTCTCCGTGGATCTGTGACCCTCCACGTAAGTCTTATACCACTTGTATGGACATTGGACGAACGTATCTATCTGCGAGTAGGAGGCGGCAAGAACCTTCTCTCCGTTTATGACCTTGCATAACAAATTATTCTCCGGTATCACCATAAAGCTTATCTATTTTTATGTCATGTCCGTATAAGTCCATTAACAGGTTTTGTAGATGGTGAAGATTCTTAATCTGAATAGGATCGCTTAGATCGTCTTCCAGATCCCTAAGGCTAAGATAATACCCATCGTCAAAAATCTCTATAGATATTCCGTAGCCTCGATATACATCCCGTCCTTTATCACGCTTAAACCTGATGGTATTAAGCAGGTTATCATCTATCTCAATAGGCATGACATCATCTTCCCCGGAATACCATTTCATTATCCCGTCATCAACCTCACGTTCAAGGATCAATGACTTACTTTCATTACGAATACCAGTAACGCACCCTACTCTCCATATATTGCCAGCCTTGTCTTTTACAAGATTCCCTATCCTTAGTTCTTTAGCCGAAATCATACTCGTCCTCCTCATTGTGATCGTCATCGCAATCATCGACAAGAGGGGTCTCTAGCCCCTCTTCCCAATCATCATATCCGAAATCCATTATTTGTCCTTAAAATAAACATACAACATATCAGTTAAACTTCCTACCGTTATTTCATCGCAAGGGGTATTGCGAAACACATCATCTGGTATGTATTCACCTGTCATCTTTTCTATATCCATTATCACCTCAACAAGATCCAATGAATCCATAGCCATATCGGACGATAGGTTACTATCTTCCTTTATGTCTTCAATATCATCAAACTCAGATGTTTTCGCAAATATTGCGTCTATTACTACTCCTAATACTTGATTTCTTTTCATAACTCTTAAATCGATATTTTTAATCTTCTACCTAATTCTTTTTTTATATCTGATATTCTTTCGATGTCCATCTTAACATCTCCAGTAATAGTATACTCCTTATCCATCTTCCTTGGAGGATCCGGGAGTCGGCTTACGGCGAACAACCATGCCAGCTCCTTGTTCTTATTCTCCCTAAGATACAGATCGGATGTCATGCCATACATCTTTATGATCGTATCGAATAACGTTGATTCCGATAAGCTCATATGTACGCTATAGACATTTGATGGCTTCCATATCAAGTTATCCAACCTCATCGTATATTCACGTTTAAGGTCTATATGGGATATTACGGCCCTTACTATAGGTTCTTCCTTGAAGTTGGTGTTAGCCACGAACCAGATGAGTCTTTTCTCTACCTCCTTGATAGCTCCTGTATCCTTACCCATATCGTTATATACCCCAACAATACGGTCCCGGATCCCCTCGACCTCCGGTGTCAGACCGGGTGTCTCTATCAGCATCAGCAGCGATCCTCCCCTTGGCGTTATCTTCCACTTCCCATTCTTCTGAAGCTCAATATAACCAGATGCTTTATAACTATCTATTTTCTCCTTTGGAATGACGCTAGCCATCTCCTCTTTCTGCCGGATCATCAAAAGATACCCGACATCAGACATCGTTAATCCTGATGTCATCATCTGTTCAAAATTTATGTACATATGCAAATAAGTTAAAATATTGATCTAATCTTTCTAGCTATTTTCTCTACTATATTAGGATGATCGGTATCGTTGTATATGTTAATCAACGTGTGTAATATATATAGCCTTGTATCCTTATAGGAAAGATTGAACCAAATTTCCTCTATACGACTATTGATCGGTTTAAACATCCTCAACTCAGGTATAAGTTCATACGCTAAAACTTTTTTTCTATCCACTAATCCAAGCTTATTAGCCGTTTCGGTTATAGCTGCACACATAGTTAACTCACGTCTATATTCTATAGCATCGTAAGCTCCTATCAATACCCTAAGGCCGTCTGCTTTCGATAATCTCTTTCCCTTTTTCATATTGCTTTACCGTATAAGATTCATTAGCCATACCAACCCTACCAACTGATATAGATTGATTTATTGATTGATTAAGATGCCCTATAACCGACATCTTAGCCCTAACCGTATTGGCGCATCTTAGAAGGATTCGATAATCCTCTAACGCTCTCTCGTATCTTACATCCACCCTAGCCCTTTTATCAGCATCAGTCATGCTCTTGCATGTTCCGTCCTCCCTCAGGCTTATAGCGATCTTGTCCCGTATGATCCTGATATCATCCTCGGCTATCACCAGCTCAGCATCAAGAACACCTTTGTAGGAGCTAAGAAGATCCTCTACCGCCACAACTTCCCTTTTTAGGTTCTCCAATTCCAATATCATTGAGTTGTCATTTATCATTTTATACTCCTGTACTTTATTGGATACCTCATCACAGATACTCATGATCTCCTTTTCCCGTTCCCGATTTATGATATATCTGATGCTGTATTTAGCCATTTCCTTTAACGAGGATATAATTTCCTTTATCCCCATCTTATCCTCAACCGACAATACAGTCTTCAAGAACATTTCCAGCACCTTTATCACTACAAGCAAGTAATTATGTCTCAATCTCATGTCAATAAGGTGTTTCGTCATGTACTACATTGAAATCATCACTGGGCGGTATATATTGTTGCTCCAACGGGATACTGGGAGGCGGGGGCGGTAGCGTCACCACAGTCGTGTCCGGCTTGCCGCTACCCACTGGGGCGTCCGAGCCTCCCGGTCTTTCTTGGCGCACCACCCCTCCATCAGGATAATATCGCTCATATCCTTTCATAATATCTACATGTATCGCATCAATCTCCTCTAATGATCTTTGACGGACTTTTACTATATGATGGAATATAAGTCCATCTACACGGAAAGAGCGCCTTGATTCACTCTTAAAACGTTCCAGATCAGGATACCAGCCTTGCGGGAATTGCATGTATGATGAATATCCGTATCTTTTTGGGATATTCAACGCTACCATAGCCGTACACAATTGCCCCAATGTGTCTGATTGATAGAAATCAGATTGTTTTGGCATATGATCCTTAGGATCCCGTCTTCCCTCAATATCACGGTTAAGTTGTGATATTATAAGAAAGAATATATTGGGAAAAGTTCTTTTAGCTATATTACACATGGTTATCAGACTATCTATATTCCTCTTAGCGTCACCCGTGCCTTGTATAAGAGCTGTATGATCTATGGATACAAATACCATTTTCTTATCCTTGTTCGCTGGCATATAACTATTCCATAAGAAGTTCTGAAGCTCGTCTACTGTCGATGGTTTAGGAATGTATGTTATTCTGCTGGAGTTTTCCTCCTTAAGACATTTCTGCATTTCCTTTATCTCTTCATCAGACATCTCGTTAAGGAGAATATCTTGTATATCCTTTCCCATTTTTTTTGATAGTGAACGTAACATCAAATCCTCTGGATTCATTTCAAATTCACATCTGAGCCATACATAATCATCAGCTTGGGGATTGATATTAACATTCATTACATTACTCATAATCTTCTGAGCCAAATAAGACTTGCCCACTCCGGGCCTAGCGCCGATAGCCACCGCATGTTGTGGGTAGAACCCGCCCAGCAACGCCTTGTCAAGATAAGCGTATCCAGTACGAGCCGGGAGAAGCTCTCCCGACTGATACTTTCTTATCCTCTCATAGGCATCCATGATAATCTCCTTGGATGACCTCCATATCCTATCCTCACTCATCCTCTTGCGTTTCTATCGCCAGCCGTATCGGATTTAGACCCTCTGTTAGCTGATCTTGATTTATATCTAAGCCCTTTAGCCGTATGGCATAAATCCTTTCCCTTCCGATAGGCTTTACCTTTCAACTTATCGGTCTTGTAGTTCTTGCGACCCAACTCCCGTCTCTTGGCTTTCTGCTCAGGGCGGGCGTTGATCTTCTTATCCGTCTCGGCTTTCTTTCTTCTGGCCTCCGGATGTGTCCTATAGTATTCAGTCGATCTCCCCATCCTCGTCCTCCTCGTCATAATTATAATCCTCTACGATAATATCCTCTCCATCTAAATATGAGGCTTTATCTCCGAGTCTGCTTCTCATGCTCTCGTAAGGATCATCTCCGTCCTTTATCTCCCACACACATACGTATGGACCTATTATATCAATCAGCATATTAGCCTTATCCTCGCTTATGCCTTTTTCTATCATCTTATCCCTACATTTGTAAAAACCACATGTCTTGTTAAACACTGATCCTCCTACATAAAACCCTGTCTGTTTGTGAATGAAAATTACTTTCATGTTCTGTCAATTTTTATTAATAATTATTTTTTGTAATCACCGTAACTCATGTCAGCGTCACACACCACCAAGTCAGTTACCTTATCCACTACATGGAATAGATGCTCCGGACATCCGTGGCATGCGCTACCTCCTATCGCTATCACCTTATGACTAGGGCAGTTATTCCCCCTCCCTCCATCATATATCTGTATCCGATTATCACTATATGCCTTGATATGTCTCATGATTTTAAGTAATGATGGCAAAGACATCTTGTAAGGGGATATATGCTCCTCCGGTATCATAAGCTCACCGGATAGTTCTTTGTAAAGATCATGTCTATCCTGTCCTGTTTTTATTAAGAATACATTGATCTCGGTCATTACCATATCCATAGACCTAAGGAGATCCGGCTTGGCTAACCTACCTACAGGTTTACCCGTAGAATCGGATCTCATCCAAGCCCCACACTTCTCGCACCCAACTTGCTTCCCCTCCACCGTATTTATCATAGTGGATGGGTTCTTGCAATACGGGCATACGGATCCGTTTAACATAGCTTTCTGGGCTAAAGACAGTTCTTTCATACCTTTTCTTCTATCTCAACATTAAATAGATTGCAGAATCTATCAAAATTTCTGTTCTCTATTCTCATATCCTCCTCATACCTGTCAACCGATTTGATGAAATCATTATAACAGTCCTCGCACATCCATTGATTGATTACCGCTACATAATAGCCCACGGACGTAGGTCTGTTACACATATCGCAAATACCTAAGCACCCATATCTGGTGAGCTTATCCATCATCTCCTGTCTTGTTATTTCAAGCACCTTGAATTTCTTGTAATTGTTAACTACCTTTGCCATTATTGTAAATTTGTTTAATAATAAAATAATCCGCTATATCCATTCCCTCATTTATATTGGGTTTTGATTCTAGAAAATTACTTATCTCTATATTCATCCCCCTCATATCCTTGTCTACCTTCTTTCTCCATTCGTTGAAAGCGTCGCCCTTATCCGGGTACAGGACTATCCGCCTCCTACCCAATGTCTCTATCATCTCCCTCTTCAACATATGGATACCGCCACAGGCCATAAACAACCTACTAGGGTACACAATATTGCAGATAACAGCCGTCTTCTCTGACTCTACTATATACACCGGAGCGTCATTGGGATAGAAGTTGATAAGAAACTCCCCGAACAGGCATTGCCTAAGCAGGTAATCCTGACCGTCCAGTATATGCACCCAACATACATGATCCATGGGAACCTTTACCCTCTTCCCGTCAGGCCCGTAGTCCATTATCTTCCCGGTCCGCACTACCCAATTCTTATCCAGTTGCCAGAACACACAGCACTTACCCCAGTCCCCGAATCTCATCATCCCCACCTTATACAAGTTAAATGCCCTATTGGTATGATACGATCCGAAGATATTGGATAGATAATCTTGAAGATCGGATGTCTCGAAAGGATTAAGGGTCTCAAACATCTTGTTTACTGGGATACAGTTGGCTATGTCTGGGTTCACAGGAGGCCTGTATCTTCTTAGCACTTTGTTAGAATCGGTAAAAAGATCATTGCTCCCAAGCTCATTGCCTGTTGGATATTTAAAATAACCACATTTATTTTTGTGATCACATACCCCAAACTGCTCCCCTACTATCTGTCCGGTGGTTACATCTACGTACGGCGTAAAGCATCTATCCCTGCCGCATTGCGGGCACGTCAGCTTTCTTCTTGGCTTACTATGATCCAATTCATATCTGTGAACGCTCTTGTCAAATTCCCTAAACTCCATTATCCTATCCTCTCACTCATGATTCGATAAATATAATCTCTCAGTGATTCTTTTCTTATCAAGTTATTCAATTCAAAATCACTTTCTATATCCAAAGATCCTATTCTTGATGTAACCGTATAATTGGTTTTCTCGAACTTATACTTACCTTGGAGATATACGACTGTAGCCATGTTAAGTATAGGATTATCAGTTTGTCTCTTCAGTTTATATTGGCTTGTCTTGGCGGTAGGATCACCCGGAGCGAAGTTATATATCTCCTCTATCTCCAATATCTTTCCGTAGTTCTCCAGTATCATTCTTCTATATAGCTCAAGCTGGAAAGCGTACTCGTCATAGAAATTACCTTTCCTGTTTGATTTGAAGTCCAATATAGCGAATATCCTCCTACATCTTTTTACTTTCTTTTTCTCCATTTTAGGTTGGCCTTTCTTGGCTCCCGTCTTATAGAACTCTCCTGTCTCGACCTCTATCTCCACCATCTCCGGCTCGCTATCCATCTCCACCACGGCGTCCACCGAAGAAGCCACCTTCAATCTGCTTAACCTCAGCATCTTTTCGATCAATACCGGTTTAACATGTCTTTCCTTGCAGAATATAGCGAATGATATCAGATCCTCTATCAGCTCATCAATGTTATCCACTAATATCCGCTCCATCCTATACTTGTCTATTCTTAGCTTGGCTTCCTTGACCACCTTCCTGATCCATGTCGGGATCAGCTTTATGTTAACCCCGGTCAGATACAACCCAAATAGATAATGCATGATAGCACCCAGATCAGCCCTGTAGTTAGCGTACTCATCAGGATCCTTACCCTTGAGCCTCATCTCATTCTTCCACTTCTCCAAGGCTCCGGACGTATCACAATACCCATTGGCGATATTGTTAGTGGCTCCATCGTATATGATAGGATACCCATCAACATCCATCTCATAATACACACGTTTGCCGGCGACAGTCATTCTATATAACACAGGTGTCGGGATATCCTTTATCCATTCAGCGGCATAATACTGTTGCTCTGTCTCCAGATCATACTCAACCTCCATCTCCTCATTAGGCTCGTTTTTAGGCTCTTCAACAGGCTTTTCCTCCTCGACCATATCTTTCTTCGGGACCGTTGATAAAACGTCTAATATGCCAAAGAAAGCGGTAAATTTAGGATCTGTATGATATGATCTTAATACTGGTAATGATGATCGCCAATAATATGACGACGCATTCTCGTCCTTTATCTTGCCTAAAATCTTGCCTAAAGCCGAACATCCTATCTCTCCATCATCCGCAATAGCCACATTGTGTCTCTCGGATAAACGAACTTTCATCTCATCAAACAATTCTTGATCGCTTATGACTTCTATGATCGTCCCATAACTATATACTGTGTCACTTATAGCCTTATATCCTAGGTCTAAAAGTAATCTTTGTTTTCTTCTATCCATGATAATAATCTGGTTTTTAATTTACCATCCTCCTCGACTTTAGGTGCGAGATCCCTCATCCGTCTGGCTGCCAACAGCCAGACGTTGCCAAACTCGTCCAAGAGCCGGCTGAAATCCATCGTATCTAACAGATAATCGAATTTTGTATGCTCATCAACCGTCAAGTAGATAATGTTATCATTATCCTCGGCAACTGATTTATATTTCCGTTTAGGGTATAAGTGGCATATGTTGCTTACCCCCGGGCATGGTATGTATGCGCCGGTAGCAGATCTCCTTGTCATACTCAATCTAGCCACATGGGCGCCAAAGAAAACGGCTAGGCTCTTCCCCTTTGGCTTGGCCTTCACCCGTATCGCCGCCCTTTCCTTTGGTGGTAGCTCCTTGGCTCTGCATGCGGGACACAACCCCTTACTCCTTATGGTTACCATCCTTCCGCATCTCTCACACGGTAACATCCTACCTCTCATGCCTTTTTCTTTTTATAACTTTTGTTGAACTCCATAAGGCTCATAGCCCTATACCTCTTAAGCCTATTAATCTTACCCTCAGTCCAATCTTGATCCTTGAAGTTGATGATCGTATCGAATATCTGAGCTAGTTCCCGGATATTAAAACTCCTGTTTTGTATCTTCTTATAGAACCCCGATCTGCTATATCCTAATTTAGAAGCTAGATAAGTTTTGTTAGACAATGTGAGGATACGATAAATCGTACCCTCCATTTTACTTATCTCCATCAACTTCTCGGCTATGGACGACGTGGTTTCGTAGCTAGCTTTACTGCCTACTATCCTCATTTTTCTCCGGATTCCTGATCTTACCATCAAACTCGTAGAAGTCCATCAGTTTCTTCTCTTCCTTGATACAAGTGACAACGAAATCTGATATGGTTCCTTTCATGCCTTCCTCGAAATTCTTTTTGGCATGATCAAGGTCATTGGCCCGAACGATGTAGTTAAACGCCTTGCGTTTCTCATTGCTCGATTTCTCGTCTATCGTAATATAATCAGCCGTGACCTTATAGAACCGGTCTCCATCCATGGCAAACAATTCCGCTATCCTGAATCGTTTGATATCAACGCTAAACTCACCGGAGATGAATGGCTTCATCTCCTCTATGATTCTAGCCTCACATTCGGTATAAGAAAAGGCATCTACTAAATACTCTTCCTTTACCTTCTTCTTCATGCCGTTCTCGGCATCGGTCTCGTAAGAAACCGTACATTTAAACCAATTGTGCATTTTAATCTATATTATTGTTAAACAAAGGATAATCTTTTATTCCTTCACGAATATATCTCTCCGTATCATCATCCACATCATAAGCCTTCTTGAAAAATATCATAGCCTTGTCCGTGTCGTGATCCACCAACGGAAGATATTCCTTTACGAAAAGAACTTTAAGATGATTCATGTGATCAATCTTGCGCCTTACATCAATTACTTTTGACCATATCTCGGCACGGATTTCACCCATCTTTTTTACATTCTCTTTGTATTCGTTTACCTGATCTTTGTACTCCTCCTCGATCTCGTTGTTCTTATCCTTGACAGACTTATAAGCTTCCTTATCTTTCGTGTCAAACATCGGAACATGCCTGATATTGATTATATCCAATCTACTGCATAGCTCCTCATTGGATATGGTGAAATCATATCTAGTCCTGTATAGATCAAATTCACTTAATAACTTAGCTATCTTAATAGCATCATTCTGATCAAGAACGGCTATATTCAAGCCCTCCAAATAGTAGAAGAAATGAGATGGAGAAATAGATTTATATCCATACGTCTTCATGACTGGAGGCTCATCTATAAACCTGACACCTTCCTCCGCACATCTTGTTACGATCAATTTCTCTACCTGCTCATCAGTAAGATCATATATCTCCTGATCGGTCATCTTATCAATTGTCTTCATCATCCTCATCCTCCGACATCATTATAGCCTTTGTAAACTTTTGTTTATAGACCTCACTCATAAGACAGGCAAAAGTCCTATCATCCATACTAGCCATAGTATTGGCCTCTACCATAAGATTCATCTCGATGTTCTTTACCGAGATTTCATAGTTATCATCATCTTCTTTATAGAAAATGACTTTACCACCATACTCGAAACCATCATCCTCGGCCTTAACCATATCGATGATCCTCTCTAACTCCTTTACAAATTTACTCTTTTTCATATGTGTAATTTTTATGTGTCTACAAAAGTAGACATTTTGTTTTTGAATTAAATTAAATAAACATTATTAATAGTTAATACGCTTAGGTGATTATATACCATTTTACACTAAAATCGTAAAATGGTATATAATCACCTTATCCTCCATATATCTTAAGCCCTTTTATATTGTATTTGCTTATATCCATACACAAATTACACCCTCCATGACAACAACACCACGAGCAAAAGGCTAGTCGCTCCTGCTCCGGCCTACCTTGAAACTCCACTGCCGCCCTATACCATGCCGGGGATAATACCCTGACCTTCTCCGGTACGGGCGGTGTCATGAGCACCGATCGCCGCCTTCCTTTGGCATCCTCCCTACCTCTCATCTGGATTATCTTTTAACAGTTCAGCTATCTTCTCATCCTTCAACATATTTTGCTTTCTCATGCTATCTACGACAAAGGCAGCGAACGCCATATCATACCTTTTCCTTAACTCATTGACAAAAGATTTGGCTTTTGATTCTACCATTGTCTCGATGTTGCTGTCTACAACTTTCTTCATCCTGCCTCTTATAAACTCGTCTACTGTCAACTCCTCATCCATATAATCTAACCTGAATCTATATTTCTTCTCGCTGGCGTTCTCGACAAGATCGTTCATTGATTCTCTCGCTATATCCTCAATCTTCTCTGATATCGGATTGGATATTTCTCTCATCAACTCATTCTTGAACTTTTCTTTAAGTTCATGTATTATAGCTAACCTGACCGAGCTGGTAAACTCCTCTTTCAACGTCGCTTCATTGTACATAGCTTCCTCGAATACATCTTCCAAATTTAATTCTACTTGAATTTTCATATCATTATATTTTAATAAATTATAAATTTTTTAGGCATATAATTATCATGTATTATTTCCCCTCATCTTTTAATATTAATTTCTTCCCGATCTTTTTAATTTTTGTCGGTCTTGATAATCGATAGTCTCTTTCTATCGGTCTATTAAGTACATCATCCTTGTGCCCCTTGTATCCTTTCTCGTAAGCACTAACCCTTGCGCAAAACTCAACCACATCGCCTGGCGATAAATCAGCATCACTAAATCCTTTTGTTAAATCGAACCACAAATGATCTGATACTATTTTGCTATCAAGTGTCACATCTTGTAAAAGCATCGTTTTTACAGGTCCAATGTATCCATTCCTAAATCCAAATCTAACAAAGGTTGCTGTAAACACATGGCGTCCTTTTGATCCTATTGTTCTCAATTCTTCTCTCATCTCCTTTCTTATTTTTTATTCATAAAACCAGTAATTTTCTTCAAATACCCTTTTGTCATCTCAATAAAGTTCACGCAATCCAGCTTGCTCAACTTGTAAATCAAAGCCGGGTTATGAATTACGGCTATAATTTGTGTTTGCGGTTTATGAAATGACAATACCTTGTACAGATCCATGATATTGTCAATATCTAAATTCCTGTCCGGCTCATCCATAAGGATTGTATACTCAAAATCCTTCTCCATTAATACCACATGATTGTCTTTGTAGTATTTTAAAAGATTGTCGATCCTGTTTGCCCAGAACTCATTTGACTTTTTCTTAAATTCCATAAGCTTCTGCATCGGAAACGCATACTCATCTTGGTTAAACACAAAATCAAAGAGCGAGTTCATGGCATGAAGGTTCTTCTCCCCAGAGGACCTAGATGCTCCATTCATATACAAACTTAAATTATTGATATTATCCAATATATCATCCTTTCTCATTTCAGTTTGCTGTAGGAGATGGAATACCTTCCCGATATAATCCGACTTAATACTGATCCCGTCAAGCACCTTGTCATCATCAAATATATCCGGGAAATACAATGCTTCTGACGGTAATTCAGAACACATCTTTTTCTCGCACAACATGTACTTCGATATCATATTCAGGAGGGTTGATTTCCCGCTCCCGTTCTTGCCTACAATCACATTCACGCCGGGCTTGAATATAAACTCAGAGCCATTTTTGAACGCTTTTATCTTTTGGATATATTTAAATGGAGTCTTCTTGTTGTCGTCTATCCTTATAGAAGTTATCATCTTATATGATTTTGTGTTTAATTATTTAAGCCTTTCATCAATCGCCAAATCAAATATCTTATCAAGACATTTCCTCATCTCCGCCGCCCCGATGATCGCCTTTCGATTCCCGAACGAGAGCCACGAAGTAATGAACCCACTGACCTCCGCGTCCCGCCCGGAATACCGCCTTGGGAACTGGACGGGATCGCTGGCAATAAAGTCGGCGTTTTCGTATTTGTCCGCCATGCATTTCGGCATGTCTACAAATTTGTCATTCATTGTTTATCCCTTCATTTGTTCGCATGCCAATCTTTCAAGTTCCGGTGTAACGTTGGTATTCATTATGCCTTTCAAGCAAGGGCATTGTCGCCAGACTATATCATAAATCTTTGACAATTCAATCAAAGCCTCATTGTTTGATTCAACTGTCATAATCCAATTGTCCGGCGATATCTCTATCTCCCTGCATGGTATTTCTTTCTTGCCTTTTGGCATATATCCGTTCTGATAGTCTTTTACATTACATCTACCAAAATATCTTCCAGTGAGTATTCCGTTTTCGTCCGTCTCAAACAACCCTCCTATCCATCCTATCTTATGGATGTTCTCCGTCCACGTTCGAGTGGCGAATAAAAACTTTTTTACAGGAACTTTTGAAAATGCATCAACATCATGGATACTCCCGTCCGGCTCTTTGAATATCGATGATTTTCTTTTATTCTGGCAACTCCCGTCTAAGCCTATTTTTTCCCATTCGCCATCGTCAAATCTCAAAGGAGAGATTATATCAAAACTGCAAAGTTTCTTGACGAGATTGATTTCAAATGGTGCCGAGAATCCGCTGTTACCATGAGAAGAGAACAGCGCAACAGCTTCTATTACCTGTTCGCGCATCCATTTGTTAGGACCGTCCTCTTCTTTGCTATATCCGGCTAATTCCAATTCTCTTATCGCATGTTTACATAAATTACTGTTTGCGATAATATACCGAAGAGCCTTCTTGTTGATAAGGCTCTTCTTGCTCATTTTCTTTACAATTCTTCTACTCTTTTTCATGTTTAATGTTATTTAATGTTTTAATCACCAATCTCCTCTATCATTCGTATTGTGCCATGACCATCTGTTTCGCGAAATCTTTGTACGCCACTATTTTTCGCAGGTTTGCTCGCATTCGTATTTCCCCGATACCGCCGACCGGAGACAAGGCGCCTGTATTAACACCTCTTCCCATGTTTATTCCTCCTTGTTATATAATTGCTTGTTTTTATATTCCAACATCCTTCCCATCCTCTTTAACCCAATTAACTGTATCGCAATACCAACAATACCCTGTCTTGGAATCCTTTTTATGAGAATGGGATCCACATGTGGCGCACCAATAATTATCATCCATATTGTATGTATAACTTTCATCCTCATGCATTTTGGCTATTCTAGCTACCCTATCCTCCAGCAGATCCTTTAGATAATGGCATTCGTAAGGTCTATCCTCTTCCTTTAATATATAAATATCGATATCCATCATGCTCCCCATCCTGTCCGTACACATACACTCGGCGGCATGGCGCACGTTCCCTTCCGGCATCCCCGGAACTATCTCCCGGATCACCGCCTCCATCTTCTGTTGGTATTCGGTGTCTACTTTGATCACCAAATCCTCTAATTTATCTATTAAACTCATGATCTTTTTACCTCTTTATATATAACGTCTATATCATCTTTCCTATCTACATCAATACAATGGGTATCCTTACAGTAATAATTCTTACTATTATTAAATACGCATCCTTCACAACTAGCATCACTGGATTCAACCACCTCCAGTTCTACTTCTTTCGAACCAATATTATATTTAAATATAGAGCCTATCTTATGATACCCTATATTCTCCAAAGTTATACTATTATTTATCATATCCTCATGTCCGAATACGCTGTTAATAAAATCAAGCATCTCATCATTGAATGATCCGCTTTCTTCTTGCAGCTCCCTACATTCATCCTCGGTCAATCCACAAGAAGACACCAGTTCCTCTGCGGCCTGCGTCCATCGCCCGTCGTGGGCTAGCTCCTGAACCGCCAGCCATATCCCTTGGTTCATGCCCTTCATTCTTGTCTTATCTGAAATATCCTTATCCTCCATATTCTCAATCATTTTTAATTCTTGTTTCCAAAAAGCTATATATCCATCTTCTATATTGCTATGATATACAACATCATTGGTGCCATTATCCAATATCTCATATACGTCACCCTGCTCATCCATTACCCCACGAAACACATTCTCTCTATCCAAGAAATAACATGATTTTTGCACTTCTGGCAGCGACCCATCCAATGATATCCACTCCGGTCCCATCAAAGTTATTTTAGCTCCCATATGATTCTCCATTTAATATGATTACCTTAGTTTTATTAAATTGATCTGATCTTTCGATCTCTCATCTCATTCTTATCCTTAAACATCATTATCCTATTAACAATTCCCTCCGATTCCATGTACGTCGAGAATCCATGTATTCTTAGATATTGGATTGCTGATAGTGATTTTTCTAATATTTCCTTATATTCTATATCTGTTTTAACTGCTTTCCCCATGATCTTTTCCCTCCATTTCTTCTAATATGATTTTAACCAGATATACTACCTCGTCTATCTGGTCGTAATAAACATTCACCCCATCAACTTTATCATTGTTTTCATCATATCCATCAACCATCAAATTATCTTCCCCCGATAAATACACGGATGTTATAGATAAACAAATCAACCCAATATCGGTAAAGACCCTTATTTCAGCCGGAAAATCATCTACATGGGTTCCGCTATCCATGTCAAGATCAAGTCTCCCTGTTCTCTTGATCAAATCAACCATAGCTCCATAAGCTACTACGTTCGCATTTAATAGCATTTTATTTAATGCATTTACTCTTTCTACGTCCTTCATAATCTCTAACCCCTTTGTATTACATTGTTATACGTTATTCCGTTATCTTGAATTAGTTTCATAAACTGATCTTCGGTATAAGCCAGAGATTCCCCTCTGTTAGCCCTCTCTATATTCTCACTCATCATCCCTATAGCCTGTATTAAGGCTGCTGAGGAGTTGGCTATCAATTTAGCCG